GACACGCTCGCTTGGTTAATTATACAATTAAATCGCTTGATTTTTGCTGGTTTTTTTGAGGAAGGTTGAGAAAAAATGTTGCTCAATTTTTGCCTTTAATAATCGAGGAGTGAAAAATTTCATTGATTTTGCATCAGATGTTCGAGACAATAAGGGCATTTAGCTTTCCCTCGAAAATCGCAATAGAACGTCGCCCTCAAAGGATTTTCAATGCACTTGCGGCAATATTCATACATCAATCTTCTCAAGTCTTCGCTTGATCTTTTCATCAACATCTTGGCCCTTGCTTCCACCGTTTCATCTTTTGGCGATGTTACGCCCTCTTCGTACAGTCTATTGAACGCAATAAAAACTGCCATGCCCGCTTTGTCTCTGATCCTTTTGACTTTCTTATTCGGCAATGACGTGCTCCAGAGAATACTCGCAATGGTCGGGAACTTTCTTGTTTGAAAATCTGCTTATGAAAATCGGAACATTATCAGGTCGCCTATCCCAAACTTTCTCCGGAATCGGGCATCGGACTTTCCCTTTCTCCCAAAGCTCATCAGGATAAACTCCGCTGTAAATATCCTCCCAAGGGATATTGTGACGCTCATAACATTTGCTACAGATGCTTTTGTTTAGCATTTTGAATCCTGTCAAGCCGTAATCTTCAACGCCTTCCTTACAAGATCAGGAACGTTTCCTTTCCATTCATCAACACCCCATTCTTTTGGCACCTGTGACGATGGCTGCTTAAAATCAATGCGCTCATGGGCCGTAACGATTGATCCGTAAGCATGATGATTGTAAGCAGACAGATAGCCCCCGTCTATCAACGCAACGGTCAGAAGACGTTTTTGTCTTGCGTGCCAGTGCCTCCAGTGTCCATAGCAAAGATGAACAGGTCGGCCATAAACCTCAAAGTATTCTTTATCCATAACAAAATGACCAGCAAGAATGTTTGGAATTTGGAAACGGCATCTGTGTGGACAGCGCTGTTTCGTCCCACGTATCAAGGCTTCGCATTGTGTGGACCAATCAACTGGTTTCATTTCATCTCCATTTTGTTTTGAGTCTCAATCAAATGCTCAAGTTCATAACCGCATTTCATCGGGTTTGCTCTAACTATACTGCAATCATACCGATTCCAACGCCACCATTTGTAGATATAGCAGTATGATTTTCTGCATCTTAGACAGATAGTTTTACTCACAAACATGCTGTGTATCCATCAGTTGCTCAAGAATAAAAGGGCAGCTGTCAGGAACTTTGTATTTGATTTTCACCCATCTATATTCCGAATAACGACATCTCCATTCGCTGTTATCGTCTTCTGAAATCCACCCTTTACCGCCCCAGCAAGATACGCAGATTCGTTTACTTAGCATTTTTCTTCACAAGCATGTTGTTATTCCAAGTCAGAACAGCAGTGAACTTGGTTTCATAGCAATCTGTTTTCTGATTGCATTTCTCGCACTCCACCCAGTACTTGAGAAGGTCTTCTTTGAGTTCCTCTTGTTTTACCTTTGGAAAACTGGAGCAACATTTTCTTTGGATTTCATCGTCATTAAACATTTTGATTTTCCAAAAGATGTTCGAGTTCATAAGGACAGCCAGTAGGGAGATTGCCCTGTTTGCAAATCAACACGCCCAACCTTTTGCACCAAATATATCCTTTTGCGGCCCAACGGTTTTCCCATTCTGGCTTCTGTTTTTTGCATCTGTAACAAACAGTTTCACTCAACATTTTGACTTTCTATCAAGTGCTCAAGGCTGTAGGGACAACGAGCAGGCGCGAAACCATCAATACTCGGAAAAGGAGCCAATCCACCCCAATTGAACCATCGGTGAGTAATTGGACACGGTGCTTCTTTGCGTTCCCAAAACATTTCAGGACATCCGGTGTCTCGATGTTGCTTGATCCATTTGAGTGGCGTATGTTCTTTTTCTCAGCATTTTTTGCAGATAGTTTTACTTAGCATTTTGCACTACATGCTCCAAAGTATAACCACAAAAATCAGGCGGTGGTTTGTTGATGTCTCGCATCCGTTGCTTCTCTGGATGACCTTTGTGAAAATACCATGGACACATTACCATGTTGTCTTTCCAGCGCTGTTCGTCTTTTGCTCCGTTTTGTTGCCAGCCCACCCCAAATGTAGTTTTAGGACCAAACCTATCCATGCAAAGTTTACAAGCTTTTTTGCTCAGCATTGTTCATTCTCCATATAATTCGCACTCAAAGGAGAACGGTTTGACGATGGTGGCGTCAAGCATTATGGGAACAAGCCACGTTATATTATAGACAAGCGGCATAGAATAGAGTTCTTGAACTGGAACGAATCTGAGTTCTTCATCTGTCATCGTTTTAGGTTTTTTTGAATCACCTTGGATGACGGCGAAGACATGCAAAATCCATTTAGGACTGTTGATAGTTATTTTATGAATCCAGTTTTCTTCATGAACATCTGTTTCTTCTTTGAACTCGCGTATCATTGCTTGAAGTGGCGTTTCTCCTTCTTCGATATGCCCTCCGATACCATTGTAAAGTCCTGCCTGCCATTGTGGTCGTTTCTTTTTTATAAGAAGAACGGATGGCTTTTTTTGGAACATATCAAAGTAAAAGCCAACAACAAATTTCGTCTTAGCCATTGTTCCCTCCAAAAATTACATGCTCCAAATAATAAGGGCAATTCGGCGGCAGTTCTTCTCTGCCGTTGGGCCATCTCATGTTCCCATCTTTTTGTTTGATAGCTCTATCGCAATGCCAATCCAACGGTTTTGCTGGATAGTGGAACCCATTAACCCGAAACTCACACCTGTCACATATCGTTTTGTTCAGCACTATTACATCTCCACGAGTAAATGCTCCAAATAATAAGGGCAATTACGAGGCGTTTTCTTTTTGATTTCTCGCATTGACAAAATTTTGCGATCTGCTCCTGTTCTACAAAATTCAATCTTGCAAACATCAAAATGTGTCATCCGCCATTTGCATTGCTTGCAGATATCTTCAATCAACATTTTGAGTATCCAACATATATCATCTATCCAGTCCCCTTCTCCGGCGTCGTCTTGAGGGCGCTGGACGATAGTATAATGGATTCGTTCTCGTTGTCCCAGCTTTAACTTCTGGCGGCACTTTGTTTTGATTCTCCATAAGATGTTCAAGCAAGAAATCGCAGTCGTTTGGTGGATCATCATAAAGCAATTTCAACAAACGGCCTGACTTGACGCATATTACCGCGACGTTATTCCACGGGTTTTGAAAAGCCGTTTGACTGCATTTCAAACATATGTGTTCGCTCAACATTTCTTTTGCGTTCCTACAATGTGTTCAAGCCCATAAGGGCATTTACAAGGTGGCGCATCTTTTCCATGAAACAACCAACTTGATCCCCGGTTTACAACCCCGCACCACACAACGCCGTCTTTCCAGTTTGTTTCATGCCAACGCCTCCACCTACCCTTTCTATCCAGCGAGTTATTGATGCATTGTTTACAAACTGTTTTACTCAGCATTTTGTGTTTCCACCACATGTTCAGCTTCATACTCGCAAGACACAGGTATTCTATCCTGCTTGTTGACTTGGCCCCATCGACCACAACGCCACAACCTTGTTTCTTCTGAACCATCTATTGCTAAAAGGGCTGAATACTTTTTGCATCGTTCACAGATTTTTCTGCTAAGCATTTTGAGTTTCCATAAGTTGCTCAAGAATATAAGGGCACCATGTTGATACTTTCACATCAATATTTACAAAGTTTGAAAATCCTTCTGGAGAATATGGACAGAAAACTGCTCCATGCTCCCAATCGTAATCATCAGCTTCGTTCCAACAATCATGATGCGGATTATCTGAATTCAAATATTCCCTCCAACATTTTTGACAGATGCTTTTACTCAGCATTTTGAACCTTCATAAGATGCTCTAAACTGAATGGGCAATCATCAGGGACTCTGAAAGGAGAAGCCAATGGGTCAAAATATCGCGCAATTCGTCCCGTCGCCCTCATGAGACTTATATGTTCAATTGCTAAGTAAGTCTCGCATTTCTCTTTGCATTTCTTTTTACAGATGTCCATGTTTGTTAGCATTTTGTTTTCACTACGTGTTCGAGACTGTATGGGCAATCGTACGGAATAGTTTTGTCTTCCACGCTGATTGTCGTATTCCAATTTTTACCACAATGCCACTTGAAGTGACCATCGGAATCCCATTCGCCCCCGCTGTTGATCCAACATCGTTTACAGACTTCTCTGCTGATCATTTGTTCTTTTGCGTTTCCATCAAGTGCTCCAAAATAAAAGGGCACTTTTTTGGCGGCTCTATTACTGGCTTGAATTTTTCTTCCAAACAGCACGGCAACATTCCAAAGTGCTTGAACAAATATTTACCACCATACTGTTCACCGCGAATATACAAGCCAATACCCTCAATCATACTCGTTACCGTCCAACCTTTTTGTTTGATCCTTTTCTTCCAGCATCTATTGCATGTTTTCTTGTTTAGCATTATTGCACAAAGTGCTCTAAAAAATAAGGACATTCCACCGGCGCTTTTCCATCACTTTCCAAATGCACTCTTAGCCTTGGACAAAACCATTCATTGTAATCACGATCTGAACCAGACATCTCAACTTCATAAATCGTCATTATCATATCATTCATATGAGGATGACAATGTCGACGGCATATGAATTCATCAATCATTTTGCGTTTCCATTAAATGCTCAAGAGCATAAGGGCATCGTCTGGGTACTTCAGCGTTCACGCTTGCGTTTAGCATGAGACACCAACTTAATCCGTTATCCCAAAGCTTGTCGAAATCCAAAGGTGGCGGTTTTATCTCTTTGCTGTTCACCCTGTTGTCAAAACATTTTTTGCAAATCCCTTTGTCAAGCATGATCAAATCCTCTGGGCTTGTCGCTTGCGTATGAAGGCCAACGTCATAGTATACAAAGACAAATTTTTCATTCCATGAGGAAATCCGTCCAAACTCTATCAGGTTATGATGGGGAGTATAGACAACTCTTCGCCCTTTATGATTTTCTTTTAGCCGGCTGATTATCATTTCTGTACATCCAACAAATGCTCAAGAGCAAAATTACAGTTAGCAGGCGGTTTGTATTTTATCGGCCACAGACTGTGCGACATAGGGTACATTCCGCAAATCACAACTCCCTCCAACCAAAGCAAATCGTCGAGGTCTGACCATTTCATAGCCAAACACTTTCTATTTATACACCGCTTGCAGATTTCTTTACTCAACGTTTCTGCAACTCCATTAAGTGTTCCAAAACAAAGGGACACCATTTGGGAGCAGACAAGAACGGATGAATCCACCCGCCAAACGGACAAGGCGAAAGGATGCGAGGATTTTCCCATGAATCCACAATGTCTCTCACTTTTGGATAATGCTTTCCAACGCATTTTTTACAGATGTCTTTATTCAACATTCTTGGTTTCCAATACATGCTCTAAAACATAAGGGCACCACGATGGAATCTCTTGATCGGGACAACTGTAAAAAGGCTTGAGCACTGGAAAATCTTTCCGCACGCGAAAGCAAGCAAGCCATTTGTACCTTCTACGCTTTGTCTCGCTGTCCATGCATCGTTTACAAACAACTTCACTTAACATTGGGCCTTCTTCTGCGCCGTCGTTTTGAGAAGATCGGATGAGAAAACAACGGATGCGTTTTTTGAGAACTTACTTTCACTTCTGGCGGTGTCTTATCTTGATTTTCCATCAGATGTTCAAGCAAGAAATCGCAATCATCTGGCGGGTCGTCATAAAATATTTTCAACAACCGGCCCGACTTGATACACATCACCGCAACTTCTTTCCACGGGTTTTGAAAAACCATTTTACTGCACTTGATACAAATTTCTTTACTCAACATTTTCTTTCAACTTGCTTGCTTGCTTGCTTGCTTGCTTGCTTGCTTGCTTGCTTGCTTTGACCGCTGATGTTTGCCCCGCATCTGAAACGCTGCATCAACGCCGTCAAACGTGATGTCAATATCATCGTTCCCACATTCCTCTTTGATAGCTTTGTCGATTTCCTGTTTGAACTTCTTCAAATCGAACCCGTCTGGAATGCAAACAACGCTTGAGCTGGATAAACTATTGTTGACAAAAATGCTCCTGATCTTAATTTCCTTCCCTTTGCACAAACGACCTCAAAACATATTTTCACTGGTTAATTATACAACTAAAAATCTTGATTTTTGCGGTTTTTATTGAGAAGAAGTGAGAAAAATTTACTGACTTTTCATCAAATGTTCGAGCGCGTAAGGACATTGCTTATTCTTCAAATACAACCTTGTTTCCACGTGACCATCTGCATAGTTACTCGCGTAGCTCTCGATGATGTTTTGCCCTTGACTCAGCACGTACAGCAAGCACTTCTTTTGGCAACGCTCGCAGATTTCAACCTGTATTTCAACCCACTCTTGACCTTTTTCGTCAACGTTTATCGACATCACGCTTCCATCAAATGTTCGAGAACGAAAGGGCACTTTTCAGGAACTTCAATATTGCCAGTTACCCATGACAATTCAATATTGCTATATTTCCGCTTCTGTTTTGGTCCAACGGTTAACGCAATACCTTTGAAACAAATACCTTTCCCTTCGTCCCAAAGCTTGTTGAAATCTTCAAGCTCATATTTGCCCCGAAACTTGGCTTGCTTGAAATGCTTTAGACAGATGGTCTTATTTCGCAACACTTTTCAACAAATCCTTTATCTGATACGCAGGGCCATCATATGGAACTATCCAAGCTTCGGAATGTTTCTGCAACGTCAATAGCTGCTCCAAATAATAAGGGCATGTATCTGGCGACAAACTTTTTGGGTCGCTTCCGACAGCGCACCAAATTCCCAAATCGACTCGCCCTTGAAAGCACGCCTTGCAAGCATTGTGATTTAGATAATTCAGCATTGTGTTTCCATCAAGTGTTCTAAATGAAATGGGCAATCTTTAGGAATCCGATCGCCTTCTGTCATGAATCTTATATAACCGTCACGCGGCAGAAAGCAACCCCAATCAAGATTGAAGCCAAAAGCTTTTCGATGGCTACACCATTTACAAGACGCGCAAACTTTCTGATTGACTTTTATCATCCCTGCGTTTCCACTAAATGTTCCAAAGTATAAGGGCAATTTTTTGGCATGCGTTTTTCCTCTTTACTAACCAAATACCACGGCCCAGCGACACAGTACCAACTATCGTGATCGTTCCACTCTCTGTAATGCTTACATTTTTCGCAAACTTCTTCGCTAAGCATTTTGCATTTCCATTAAATGTTCGAGCCGGAACGGACATCGCGTCGGGACAATTGCCCGATTGAACCATGTGTTCATTTTCGGACAGTAAGCGCGATAATACGAACACTCCTTGAAATGTTCATCAACGTTTTGTCTTGAACAACTTTCACAAACTCTTTTGCTTATTCTTTCTCTCAGCATTGATCTCTTTCACTTTCTTCCAAACGCGATTCGCGAACTCTTCTGCTTGCTTTTCTAATTTCAACTGCCATATTGCCGCTTCCAATGACGTCGGGCGATTTTTCATTTTGCGTCTCCACCAAATGCTCCAAACGATAAGAGCAATAGTCAGGAACAGGATCATCCTTCACAACCCACTGATATGCACGTTCCCAGCCGCACCACCATTTCTTTCCGTCGTAATTACGATAGCCTGAACGTTCCTCAATTGGATTTCCCCGGCTCACAAAACATTGCATACAAATCACTTCACTCAGCATTATACCCTCACAGCTTTTAATTTGCTCCCTTTGAGTTTTCCTGCCAACCGCCCGACTGCTTTTTCAGCACCGCTTTTTGTGGACCACGTTCTGGCCCACGCTTTATCATCAACTGCGTTCTTGAGCTTTTCGTCATGAGCGAGATACTTTTCTCCATCAATCTGAATCGCATAAAATGCCATGAAGTTGTCTCCTTAGTTGTTCTTACTCACTATCAACGCAACAATTGCGAAAATTGCAGACCCAATAAGCGATCCAAAAATACAAAAATAAAACAATATTGCACATCCTTGTTCTACCGCCCACGCATCCACGTTGCTCCATTTGTGACGTTTTAGAACATGCTCAAGCTGAAAGGGACATTGGTCTGGGACATCCGCGTGAATGTGAACAGATACCCCTATTTTTGAGCACTCAACGCTGTTTAGCACATACCAATTGTATTTTTTGAAGTCATCTTTTTGGCAGCGTTGACAGATTTCTTTACTCAGCACTTTTACAAACCCTTTCGCTCATCACTTTGTCGCACCGCTTGCTTGCGTTTTCATGAGATGTTCGAGCGCATAAGGACAGCCCTTTGGAACATCGAAATCCCTTTGAAGAGTATGACTTGTTCCTTTACAAGCCCAACAGTTGTCCCTTTGACAATTCAAACACTTGGTCTTGAACATTTCACACTTTTGGCAAACTGATTTACTCAGCATAGCTTGCTTTGAACTCCTTGATTTTCTGTTCACGATACTTCCTGATGTCGTCATCACTACCACAACGAACGACTTTCCCCTTGTCGTCCACAATAACATCATCCTTGTTGAAATTCGCAGTCCATTTGTACGAGTTAGTATTTACAACAGAAACAGGATTATCATTACACCGCATATTTGACCGCAAAATGTGATTGTCTTCATTTTCTGGGATGTCATCGTATTTCAAAATTTCACCAGTGAGATAATACATCCCACTTCGTTCAACTTCTTTCGGCTTCACTTCCATTTTGCCGCCTTCACCGTCTGAAACTGGATCAGCGCAAATATACGTTACAAAGCAAAAGCAATATGGCACTGCGCCATGACGCTCTTTAATCTTTTTTGCTATCTTGACTGCCTTTGCGGTATCCCAAGAAGGAATTGATCGTCTGCTACCTTCAGCCGCAAACGTTCCGGGACTGAAGAAATCAACAAAGTGTTTTCGCTTAGCCGCCATTTGAACTTCCTTTCTGAGTCATCAAGTGCTCCAAAACGTAAGGGCAGTAACAAGGTATTTCTGAATCAGTTCCAATGGGCCTGCTTTCTTTTATTCTATAGCTACATAAGGTACCCGTATATCCTGATAAACGATTGGATTTTTCCCAATGTGAATGATCCCACATCTGATCAAATTTTTTCAACCACTTCTCAGGGGTATGGTCTGGTATCAACTCGCTTCCTTTGGTGCGCGCCCACGGGCATTTGATACAGATGCTTTTACTCAACACTGATCTTTCCTTCTGCTTTCAATTTTTTAAGCGCAAAATAGATCGTGCAATTCGAAAGGTTCACCCGTTTGGCAATCCAACGGGCAGTCTTTCCAGCCTGCCAGTGTTTCTGAATAGTCCTCATTTTTCTTGGCGTCAATTTGATATCTTGCTTTTTGAAACCGAGTTTTCTGCACCACCTACTAACAGCCGCTTCAGTCACGCTCAAATGATCAGCAATTTCCTTTTGTGATTTTCCTGCTTTTCTCATCTCATAAACTTCACGGATTTCTGATTCACAAAGGCGTTTATACTTTGATTTTTGCAGCCGTTCCATTTTCGTGCTTGGCTTCTTCGGCGCTCCAATGTTAGGGACAAACAACTTTAAGAAATCAGACCGTGTACAACATAGCAAATGATCTGGCCTTACACATCTTTTGTTCCCACATACCTGTGTCAGAATATAATTCTTTGGAATAGGGCCGCGCAACATTTCCCAAGCAATCCGGCTGGGGCGCGAAGTTTTCCCCCCGATCCGTATGAATCTCATCGTCTTATCAGTCCAAACCCAACAATCATTTTCCTTTTCAACCTTTTCCCAAAAATCTTTTTCAATATTTTCGTTGCCAAAACGCATATGCTCTGGTCGTATGCAATTTGAATTCTTACACGTGATGAAAAACTTTCTGTTATTGATTTTTTTACCTGTTACAAGTTCAAAAAGAACATTCCTTGGTCTTCTGATTACGCTGTTCCCTCTTTCGCTTTGAAAGAAAAAGTGATTGGGCCTCCCAGTCCAGATCAAACATTCCCCTTGAGGCTTGACTTTTGATAAGAATCGTTTTCTATCTTTCTCTGGAATCATCTTTGTGTTTTCATCAAGTGCTCAAGTTGATATTGACACCACTCTGGAGGAGGTTTTTCAACATCTGTATGTCGCGCACCGCCTTTTTTTCTAAGTGGACACCAAACTATTTTATCAAACACCCACATACGGTTAGAAGCTTCGCCATATTTATTATGAACAGTAGAATTCTTACAATGTTTGCAAACTTGTTTACTGAGCACCTTGATTCTCCATGAAATGCTCCAGCCAGTATTCGCACTTCTCTGGCGGAGGCTTATCAATATCAATCAAATTGTTACAATTGCCTTTGGGAATATACCGACAAGTCATGTGGCCTGTTTGCCACCAATATTCGTCGTGCTTATCCCAAAAATCTCCGCGACAAGTTTTACAAGCCTTTTTGTTTAGCATCGTTCAATCCGCTTTGGCTTTGGCCGACTGTTTTCCATCAGGTGCTCCAAATGATAAGGGCACTCATCCGGTATTTTGTCAATGGGCGTTTTTGGCCATGCCCACGTTCCGTTGTTTGACAAGCCACCCCTCAACTTCATTTCTGGACATCTGATCATTTCAAAAGTACGCCAACTCAGATCATCACACGCCTGCCACTTCCAAACAGGGCTATATTTGCTGCGGCAATATTTACAAACCGCTTTACTCAACAACTTGCGACTCCATCAAGTGCTCAAGATGATAAGGGCAGTGTTTAGGCGACGACGTTGTTGTATGGAACGTAAGCGGAATCTTCCAAAAGAAAAACCGACAATAGATTTCACCGTTTGCCCATCGTGTTTCATCGCTGTTGCTCCACACGTTCCAATTGCGAATTTTGGAACGTCGCTGTTGTTCGTTGCAGCATTGTTTACAAATCTCTTTACTTAACATCTACTAAGTGCTCCAGAATGTATTCGCATTCCTTCGGCGGTTTTCCTTTCCGAAAAATCCACCGTTCGCAGATATAGCAATACCATTTGGGCGTTTTTAACCACCATTCTTCGTAACAGTCTTTTTCAAGGCTGTCTGTGGAAATATCAAAACCAAGACCCCTTTTGATACAAGCTATGCAAACCTTTTTACTTAACATTTCCACTCACCAAATGCTCCAAATGATAATCACAAAGCACATGCATTACCTCTGGCCTCAAGCTGGTTGGCCATTTGAACACAGTGCAATCTTTGACTTCACATTTCTTACAAACCGTTTTGTTGAGTTCAAATTTTGGAAACATGTTTTGCATAGCTATCAAATGCTCCAAATGATAATCACACTCTTTCACATTAGGTGGCCCATATGTGTCGTCCCCGCAGGGCGACCGGCCAAAATGAAACCAACGATGAATCATCTCGCTTGAATCATCATCGCAGTCTCGGCATTTTCTACAAACTTTCATGCTCAGCATTTTTGTCTTTTCATCAGATGCTCAAGGAGATAAGGGCAATTCTTTGGCGGCTTCTTTTTGTATTCATACCACCCGCCCGCAGCATCGCACCGCACTGACTTCCACTTGCGCCAGATTTCTTCGTCCAGTCCGCGCCAACCCGGAGGCAGCATATGTTCGCTTTTCTCAACACATTGCATACAAATCTCTTTATTCAGCATCCTGCGTATCCAACAAATGTTCCAAAGGAAACGGGCATTCAGGCGGTGGATTACCTTGAATACTGACTCCTGCATCCCCTATCCAACGGTGTATTGCGGCTCGGCAATTGACGCTTCCGTGTTTCCAGTTGAATTCGTCATATTCGACGTTCCAATGTCGCAATATTTCCTTTTCAGCATTGAAACATCTTTTACAGACTTCTTTACTCAGCATTTTCAAAACCTATAAGCTTGTCCTTCGCGAGCAAACCCCGCAAAGTCTGTGATGTCTTGTTCTTTCCAATTATCCGCGTAATGTATGAGCATCATCTTGCTCTTGTACTTTCCCGGCAACGTTTTGATATCAGCCAACGGAGCGTGTACGGCTCCCGGAAAGAACTGCACATCATGAAACATCGCTTCTGACCTGTCGCCATACATCTCGACGAGTTCCGGGTCAAAACGTGTATCGCCTGAAATGAAAATGCGGTCATCAATAAACAGCCCGTAGCTGATGAATGACTCTTCCCACGAGCCAGATTGTTCTGGAATATGTTTCGTGCGGAAAAGCTCAATCTTGAGTTTTGTACCAAGACCCGTGTCCATCTCAACCTCAAAAATCTCGCGTGGTTGCTTCTTCTTCCACGTTGGACGAATGACGTCGAAGAAGTCGGTGAAGTCCAACTTCTGACCGGAATTATCATCCATCTCGTTCCACTCAAGACCACCGCGTAGCGTTTGATCCCAAAGCGTGTTCTGATACGCTTCAGTGACAATCATACGTAGCTTGCGCTTCTTCAGATGCCTGCGGCCAACGTAACGATTCATCAACGCAAGACATTCAATACCCCCAACGTGGTCTGCGTGCGAATGAGTTGGCAACAGCAATTCAATGTCAGAAGGGTCAAGGAAAGCAGATTCTCGCAACGCCCGAGGGCCAGTCATCCCAAAATCAACGAGGATATGCCTGTTGCCTTTGACGATGATAAAGTTGGTTTGGTGCATCGTCTTTGCAAAAGCAGCTCCCACGCCTATGAAACAGATGTCCAAGTCGCCTTTGTTAGACAATGGAAACCTTTTCATGCCAATGTCCGTAGCGTCCATTCTATCAGTCATTTTGAGTCTCCATCAAGTGTTCCAAAAGGAAGCTACACTTAACAGCATCGAATCTCCAAGGCCAAAGCGCATGATACAAACGCCTCAAGTATGACGCGCTGTATTTCTTCTCACAATGCGGGCATAACCAAAAACCGCATACTTGCTTTTCAGATTCACAATCGCAAAAATAACATCTATCCATTTTGTTTGCTCAACAAATGTTCGAGAACAAATGGACACCACTTTGGCGGGTTTGTAAACGGCTCATCATATTCCATGTAATAAGAAGTTGAAGAATCTTCAACACAAATCACTCCTGAAAATGGCCGCACTTTCAAACTGCGCTTACATTTGCTGTAACAAATCAACAAGTCCAAATCAAGATGAACTTGTTTTGGTATTTGATACGTCATTTCTTTCTCTCAGCCAAAAGCTTTTGAACAAACCGTTTTGAAAGCACGCAATGTTTTGGCGGTTCCCAATTGGTCAAATGATTACAAGCCGGACATCCGTAAGGGATTCCAAGCAACATTGGATTCCAAATAAGTATAAAGAGCAAGCTTTCCTTTGTAGCTTTTGTTTGCGGTTTTATTACTGTCTTTTCCGCAAAACAATTCTTACATGCTTCCGCGCAATAGGCTTTGCGCCTGATTTCGCATTCGTCATAATGTTTTTGAAGGTCGTGAAACTTCTCTTTGCAATAATGACACTCGTGTTGTTTCCAAGGGTCGTACATTACCATTCTGCTTCCATTGGTGGTATATTCTCAATTGGCAACTTGGGGTCATAATGCCCTGTAGCTATAATATGCTCCATAGCATAAACGCAATGCTCTGGTGGATTTCCTTCAATGCTAAATTTCCCTGCAATGGGCTTGTATCCTTCTGGGTCATCTTTGTGGCGACACGGACACTTGACCGCACTCTCTTTCTTCCAATATTTTTCAGCATCATGATGTCGAGGAAATCTGACTCCCCTGATCCACGACACTTCCCAAATATAACCTTGCCGTTCGTAACAGCGTTTACAGATGTCTTTGCTCAGCATCTCTTTTCTCTTTCAGCATCAACAATTCAAGAGCATATGGACAATGCTTTTCAAACACCGGACACGAAATGGCAATTTCCATGCCTCCACGATGAAGTTTGAACACATTTTTACAGCTTCCGCAAATCTTTCTATCAATTTTGTCATGATCCATCTTGCATTTCCAAAACATGTTCCAAAGAAAACGGGCACCATTCCGGTGGCGGCTCGTTTGTCCGCGCAATATGTAGTGGCAACGTTTCTCTTGAAAGACACATTATTCTTTGACTTGTGCGCCACGGTGGACCATCGTCTCTTGGAACCATCAAATTGTTTTGTGCGCTTTCCCAAGGCCAATCGTAATATTCGTAACACTTCTGACATATCTTTTTACTCAGCATTTTTCTTACTCATAAATTGCTCAAGGAAAAACGGACAATCACGCGGAATAGTATCCAAGTCAGCAACGTAGCAATGCATCCAGCAATTGTAAGTCATTTTCGTTTCTTCACACTTCTTGCAAATTTCTATATTCCGCTCAGCGCTTTCAAAAAAATCTTTGTTTGACCATTCAAGACAACTTCCGCCGACCCTCGTCCAGTCAGTATGTTTTATATAGTTTCTTGCAATAGCGCAAGTTGGAAACATGTCACATGTTGCACAGCAGCGTTTCATTGCGTTTCCATAATATGTTCCAAAGTAAAAGGACAATTCTCCGGCGGTTCCTCTTTTATGCTTATATTATCAGGGCGTCCTTCGTGGCCTATCAGACAAATTACTTCGCAAAATTTCTTCCAATTCTTTTCATCATATTTGTCCCATTTGTCTTCTGAATTTATGCACTTTTTACAAATCTCCTTGCTTAACATCTTTGAGCTTCCATCAAATGTTCAAGAGCAAAAGGACACCAATCTGGAGCTGGCCCTTTTACATTTGTTCCAAAATAATTTTCAAGCGTTCTCCTTTGGGGCATACAATGAACCGTTTCATGCTTCCTCCAACACATGTCGTCATAGTCGAACCAATCATCCCCTTGACATTGTATGCAAATCTTTCTACTTAACATCTTGCAATTCCAACAAGTGTTCGAGAACAAACGGACAAAACTCAGGCGGTCCTTCAGAAATATCATTTGCATGAGGGTCGTCTGGCCTTAAGGTCGCAGGACAAACTATTTTCCCTTCCTTGTTCCAAGCCCTTTCAATGTCTTCATACCACGCCCAGCCATATTGTTTGCGGCAACCTTTGCAAACCTTTTTGCTCAATTGTCTCACAACAAATCCTTCCGCGAACCATGTGTATACATTGCAGCAATAGCAAACGCAACCATTACCATTGCTTGTACTTTGATTTCAGCAAAAGCTTCTGCTCTGGTCGTTTCCAACATATCAAGGCTGTTTGGAATCATGAATAGGTAGAAAATAATCTTCAAAGCGCTGATAGCGAGAATGATCACGCAGAAAAGCTCAAGGAAAATCAAAACCTTTTCAATAGTTTCTCTTTGTACTTTCATACCTTGAAACCTTTCCCCAAAAAGTAACTCAGCATTCTGCCGCTCAATACACAGCCTTTCTCTCTGGCTGCTTTCAAAAACTTTTCTACGTCTATTACGATGTGAACCTCAATGCGTTCGCCAAGATCAAGGTCTTGTTTGGGCGCTTTCCGGTTCGCATAAAACTTTTCGTCAATTGTGACCAACGTCGTATAAACCTGCTCTCCGCTCATCCCCGGAGAACTGAACGAAGGTGGAGAAACATGGTCAACAACCCCTTCATAACCTGTTTCCTCTTTGAGTTCTCTCAACGCGGCTTGTTCAATCGTTTCGCCCTTATCGATCAACCCCGCAGGAAATTCAATCACACTTCCAAGAGCAGGTGGGCGAAATTGCTGTACCAAAAGGTAATGGCCAGACGGCTGAAATTGAGAAATGACGTTCACCGCCTTGACTTGGTTCTTTCTATCAGCGCTTTCCCACTCCCGCTGTTTTTCACCGTCGTGATATTTCAACCGCTTCAAAACAAGATGATCGCCTTGTCCAATAATTTCTTCACTTTCCATTTTCATCGCAAACCTCTTCATCGTTTTCCTCCACAATAGGAACGTCCCGCCATTGGATTTCTTGCTTTATGAATCTTCCTTGTATGGCGTAAGCCTGTTGCAATACAATCTTTCCATCCTTGACCAACCAGCGCAACTGATTGGTTGCTGAGTAGACAGGCATCACGTTCTCCCGATACGTTTCCTTGTTAAATTATACAATTTCGACGCCCAAATTTTGCTGAAATTCAATTGGTTTTGTCTTTTAATTTAGGCCGGAAGGCATGATGTTCATGAATACATTTCCCCCGCAAGACATTCGCGGATGAAATTCTTATCGTACTTCGAAAGGTAGCCACGAAATTCTCCGTGGTGAAATTTCAAATTCGGAGCATGCTGTTTAGCGAGAAAATATCCCAGCCGTTCAGCCGTTCTCTCGTAAAGAAAGTTTTCTTCAAACGACGTCTTTTTTGGATACTGTCCGGTCACAACTCGAATATTCGTCTGAACGAGATGAGCAAGCTCATGAAAATACGTTGATACGAGCGAACGTATCTTCCAAGGCTTTCCATGAAGTTTGATCCTTGCCTCGTCCGTGATGATAATGATCGTCCCCGTTCTTGGATCAAGCTCCGCTGATCCATTCAGTCGCGTTTTCTTTCGTAGCTGAAACTTTCCTCGGTATAGGAATGTCAACCAACTCATTTGCTTATGCCAAAGAGCAGGAAAGCAACGAATGTATCTTGATTTCTTTTTCTTGAGGTCGCTTTTGTAGAAAAACGTATTGGTTCCAACGATATGTGTCTTTAGTAATTCCAAATCAGCCCAATGTGGTAATTTTCTTACCATGAACCCTTCTTATCGGAAATTCTCGCAAGACTCCTGAGTATATCCGTCATAGGCTGACAGTTTGCTTTCTTGGCTACAATATCAGCAATCTTGTTCCAACCAGACGACGTTGTACCTGCCGCAATTCCCATCATCTCATTTAACTTTTTGATTTCAGCAAGAGCGTTATGCAACGCGACAACGTCAGATTTAATTCGCCGTTTGAGCCTCAAATTCTCGTCAACAAGCTTTCCAATTTCTTTGTGGAGCATCTTGATGCGACTTTCCCGTTCGGAAAGCTTCTCTTCAATCTCATCAATTATATCTTGCTGTTTCATTTTGAACTCCCAGCAAGCCAGCGTTCATAAACCGTAAGCAAGTTAATATAATCTACACTGGGCGCGCCAATTCTGACATAACTCGTCGCCTTCTTAACGGCATCCGTTACGTTCAAACTTTCTGTCTTCATCAAATATCCAGCGTGTAACGCGCCAGTTCTATCAGCACCAGACATGCAATGAAAAGCGACAGCCGTCTTTTTCTTGTTTTGAAACAACTCAATTAGATAGTCAACACAACCCGAAAAGTTCCAACCGTCTGGCGCAACGGCGTTGTGCGCTTCCGTTTTGTCTGATGGGTTGTGAACTCCGGTCAAAGGCCACCAGACAAAAGAACCGTCGTGCTCTTTTCCTTCAACTTTGAATTGTGTTCCGTAAAACGTTTTTGGGTTCCAAATTTTTGAATAACTCCACGGTGGGAATTTATCGCTCGGGAAATGGTCATCAATCCATTGCTTTGAAATTCCAAAAGACTGAAACTCAGTTTTCCAAACAAAACGTTCACCAGTATCTTCGAGCAAGCAGAAATCAACGAATGTATATTTTGTCAAGTCAGTTTTAAGAATGGTTTGAAGTTCATCCAAAGCAATTGCGCTATCTTCTATCAAATTGGGGCACCGCATGAGCAAATTGGTTTTGTTCTGAGCAATGATCGCAGTATTGTTGGATGTGATATTACTCATTGTTGTTCCTTCATTAAATGCTCAAGATGAAAAGGGCACCATTCTGGCGGTGGTTCCTCAACGCCTGTTGAACCGCCCCAGCAAGTAACGTGATGCCACTCGGGGTCAATCCATTTTTCCTCATCTGATTCCTTCCAATCATGAGTTCCCGGACCGCACGCTTTATGCTCTTCATTGCACTTTCTTTGAATATAAGTACCATGGCAATGAATACAAATTTCTTTGCTTAAAATTGGTCGTACTCCTTGTTGTTCTGAGTTTCAATAAGATGTTCCAAACCAAAGCGACATTCCTCTGGCGGTTCGTCTAAAAACCGAGCAGAACCCCAAAGCCTTGTAAATGCGGCATGACACAAGACGCCCTTGCCTTTGGAAAACCCGCAATAATGCTTACATTTGATACAGACTTTTCTGCTAAGCACTTTGCTTCCTTGATCGTTTTGCCTTTGTCTTTTCGGGAGAAACGTTCCATCTACAACTACATTCTGTACAAAAGAAATCAATATCATCTTCGTGAACAGTAAAACCGCAATCCTTACTTCCGCACTCAGGACATTTGCTATGCTTCTTTTGCTTCTTCTTGCTCATGAATTTTCTGATCCCATGAGCGACGATTTTTCTTTCGAGTTTCATTTTCATCTCCTTGCAAATCCATCATGTGTTCAAGCCGATATTGACACCAAAGCGGAAACTGTTTTTGCCTCAGCTGTTCTCTGACGATGTACGACCAATAATCGTCATGCGTTACGCAGGGCGCGTCAATTGCTTTTTCATTACGCCAGCACTTCTCGCTATCGCTATTCCAATCAACGATGAATTTTCTTCTGTCCATACATGATTTACAAACACGTTTACTCAGCATCAAACTTAACCTTTTCAACTTTGACGCCTTCAAGCTCAACGGATAAATTTGTACCATAAGTCAATAAGTTAAATTTCGCAGCCGCTATTTTTCCCCTTACGCGTACTTTGTCTCCGCGTTTGAGGCTCAAAGCTACAGTTTTATCCTGAACAAAAACGCTCCAGACAGACAGATTCAAGTTGGGCAACACTTCCACAGAATCAATGTTGAGCTTGTATTTCCCGTTCCTATCTTCAACGTCGAAAAGAACAAACGTTCCATCCAGTTGTTTACCAACAGCGGTCTCTACTATGCCTGCGCTATTCCCTTTGGCGCTTGTAATTGTCTTGAAATCCAAAACGCTCAAAACGGAAAGGTCCGGTTCGATAATTTTCCCCCGAGACTTTTTGAATTCCTCTTTGGCTTCCTTTTTGATTTTCTTGACTTCTTCAGCAGAAACTGTTTCAACTGGTTTCCACCCAAGCTTCTTTCTTTCTTGTTTTGCAGCATATTCTGCAATAATATTAACTATCTGAGCAAGCGCCATAAGAACGATTAAGACAATAATGACAAGAAGGGCTTTCCCCGAATTCATTTTTTCTCCTTTTGTGTATCAACTACATGTTCAAGCTCAAACGGGCAATGGGGCGGGACTTCTGAATACTTGAACAAAACCCGATTCAAACGCACCCGACCAAAATCAGCAAGCTCCTGATTCGCTTTACATTCCCAACGAGGATGTGTGAGAAATCCAAAAGGCCGGTCCTTGTAACTTTTACAACGTTTGCAAATCTCTAAGCTCAACATTTATTCGCTCATCAGCCGTTCCAAATACTCTTCCTCTTCATCGCATCATTTAAGCAAATTTTTTCTGACTTTCTTAGCCACCACTACATGTTCCAGTCCAGTACGGATGACTTTGATGACCTCGTCAAGACTTTCTTCAGGCATGGCAAGAATTTCATTAGCCATCTTGCATCTCCAAAAGATGTTCCAAATCGTAAGGACACCCTTCTGGGGTAGGATTTGTATAGCAAATATCGTCTGTACTTGTTTGGGGTGGTGTGATGATCATGTATGCACTTTTATCACATTTCAGCAGCCAATGAATTGGACCATAAAAGACCGCTGACTTGCAATGCCTACATTGTTCACAAACCCTCTTGCTCAGCATCAGGTATCACCGCCTTCACCAATTGTCTATAAGGCGAATATCCTTCTGGACGAATGTTTTTGCATATTTGCTTTGCGGTAATTTTCTCTTTTGGTTGGATACAACTGGAACAATACTCTATGATTGTACTTTCTGGGAAGGCTCTCTCAAGTTGAACCGGCTTGCCGCAACGTTTACATTCAAAATCATGTTTTAACATTTCTATTTCCCTTTTGAGTTTTCGTCTTGCTCCTTGAAATGCTTTTCCATTGAATCAAGGAACGTCTTAAACGGTTTTCCAACCTTGTTGTTGATTGCTTTCCCGATGTCAGTCTTTGTTTCTTTCGTCATCATCGTATAGCCACAACACTTTGGCCAACCGTTGACAAGACATTCTTCAAACACCACAGCTTTCTCATTGCCGCATTCTTTGCATTGAACTGTCGTGTCATTCATTTTGCAAATCCAATAATTGCTCCAAGCGGAAAGGACATTTCGCAGGCGGTGAATACCGCGTGAAAACTATCTTGTCTTTGTAACGGCTGCATTGAACCGAAATTTCACAATTGGAACACCAGTAGCTAACTTTTTTCCAATCTCCAAAACAACGCGGGGCATCTTCCGGCATGCCCATAAATTTGCATTTCACACGACCTTCGCCCCAAAGTTTATCATCATGATGGTTCCAATAATGATGGTATACCTTATGACACTGATAACAAATACGTTTGCTCAGCACAGAGAATCCCTGTTAGCTCGTTTAGCAAAAACAACTTCAAAAGTTATTCGTCGTCGTCTTCAGCTTCTTCGCCAGAACACAATTTCCAACACTGACAGTCATCACCCCGACAGAGCAATGACGTCCATTTGTCTTCTGGAATACCTTGTTTTGCAACAAGACCAGCGGTCAAGATAGGACACATCTTCCGTTGCTCGTCAGCCATTACATTCCTCCTTTAGAAAAATAGATTGCTAAATTATACAATCTCAGTCTGTAAAATTTCCTGATTTTCAAAAAATTGTTCAAGATAATACGGGCAATCATCTGGAACATGCGCCGCATAATGCTCAATCTCCGCCGTGTAATCGGCTTTCCTGTTGCGCCAATAACTACGAATAAGATTTACCGTGCTGATACAAGCCCATTGCTCTGTCGCTGGGCACCGTTTTCTACAGAAGTCTTTACACTTCAACACTTTTCATCTCCACCAAATGTTCAAGAGCGTATCTACAATGCTTTGGCGGCAACTTGCGTATATCCTGCTTCTGATTTACAATTGGCCTTTCTCGGCGAATGAAATAAAATGGGCACGTCACCCTATTGTTTTTCCAAGCTCCCTCATCGTCCATCTTTTGACTTTGCCACTTCGTCCCTGCGCCCATTTTGGGACCGAATTTATTGATACACGTTTTGCAAACTTCTTTGTTCAACATTTGTCAACCTAATGCATGATTAACCCAAATGCCTTTCGGAAAGTCTGGGTTCAAATAGAAAACAAGGTCGCTCCATTTCCTTCCACGCCTATCCCGTCTCCTTCTGAACATCTGTAAAAAAGCATCTTCATCCTTGAACGGACGCCAAGGGAGTTTTGCAACTTCTGATTTAAGAAATTCTCCAACGTCTCTTAGTTCACTTTCCGATAGTGTATTTTGATAAATACACGCTATCCAAACCGTCCTTGCTTTTTCCCGGTCCTTTGTCCAAAAATACATCAACTCTGGAGCAAACACAAGAAAAACATCAACAGGAGTTTTCAATGAAACCGCATCAAACTGTTCCCGTTTCCAACCAATATCTATAAATGCTTTTGAAACAGTTATCAAATCTTTTTCAATATGCGGGAGCAAATCGTGCTTCATTGCTACACTCCAACCACTGTCTCAATCCCGCCCGAGATCGTAATGAGCGTATTCTTTACTGCCTCCGCCAATTTGGTATTCACCGCAGCTTTGGATATAACATCTTTGGCTTCCTTCAACGTTTCAAAATCACCCTTTGTCTTGGCGTTGATCGTAATCACAATTTGAGTCTGGGTCTCTATTGTAATCATTTTTCTCCCTTTTGCAACAAAAATTGTTCCAAATAATAATTACACCATTCTGGAGGTTCGCCCTCAACAAACGCAAACCTGCTTTGCCACTCAGAAAAGCAATGGACATGCGGGTTGTATTCTTCCCCGTTCCAATCGTTTTCGTCTTCAAAATCCCATTCAACGTTGCGTCGTTTGAAACATTGTTGGCATATTTTCTTATTAAGCATCTATTACCACCAAAGCTTTTTGCCTTCAACCAGCATGTGCTCCATAGCATAAGGGCAATCAAATTCAAAAGGGCTGTCTTTCTTTTCCCGCGAATCCATAAAAGCCGTCCAATGTTTCGCTTCAGGATGTTTCAACCAACACCCCCATCTGCGCATGCAGAGTGCTTCAAAGTGCTTACATTTTTTGCAAATGCGCCTACTCAACATGTTTGAAACTCAACCATCTTTTCCATTTTGTATTCACAAAATTTTGGATACGATGAATGATAACAATACAACCGTATCAAGCAATGCCAATGTGAGTTCTCGTTATTCTTCATACAACTTTGACACGTTTTACTTAATCGCAATTCTGTCGGAAGCTTTTTCGGAACAACCCACCAACGTAATTTTTCTTTTTCATTTCCACCAACACAAGCCGCGTGCCTTTCCAACTTTGTCCGATTGCTTCGCTGATTCCATTTGCTGTCTTTGTGGTTCTCAATCACAGCATCTTCAACGTTGAATTTCCAAACTTCCAAAACACGCTGAATGTTATGAAGACAAACTCTCGCATGCTTAACTTTTTTGCCAGTCTGTTCCTCATAAAACCGTTTGACTTGTTCTGTGATCATTCGTTCACCGTGAAGGTTTCTGGATCACCTGAGATTCTCCAACAGTCATCGTTCTTGCCACAATTGGGACAAGGGCTTCGCGTAATCATTTGAAGGCTTTCATCTGGCATAATAACGCTTTTAGCATGACTTCTGAAAACTGCATCACAGCGGCAATAACAAGTGTTTTCTGGATATTTGTCAAAAACCGCCCAATCAATTTCCGGTTGTTCCATCTTTCATCTCCTGAATTACCTTTTTCAATTTTTCAACTTCATTTTCAAGCTGACTGATTTTGCCCCGCGAAACAACTGAATCAGTCCGTGCTAATTTTGGTCGAAATTCTTCTCGATAATATTTCGTAACTTTATCTTCCCTATATGGTCTCATGGTAACTTCATCTTCGGTAACTATCCGCACAAAACCAAAAATAATTATGATGATTGCGATACAAGCAAAGGTCCACAAAGCTGGTCTTGCAACATAAGCAATCCCGCGTTTGAGCCGTTCTTTAAACCGTTTACCTTCAATAGTCTGCTCCAAGTGAAAAGGGCATTCCTTCGGAACAAGGCTTTCAATTCCCAATCGGAGGCCCAGCTCTGCACAAGACAATTCTTTATCCAAATACCATTCAACATGGCTGATGCGCGGAATGTTCTTCTTTTTCAGACATTGGTCACAAATGCCTTTGCTCAACATTGCTTGTCCTCATTAAATGCTCAAGTTTATATGGACATTCTTTTGGCGCATCATCTGTATGTGAAAGCAACCCTCCTTTTGGACACATCACCCAATGTTTTCCTTCCTCCCATTCTGGCAATGTTTTATCAATATGTGGCAACGCTTCGTGCCAACAGATTAAGCAAATTTTTCGGCTGAGCATCAGCTGTAATACCCTTTTTCAAAATGATGACTGTCCATGTTAGGAAAAATATACTCCTCCAATTGCTTTGGCGTCAATTCATCAGCGAAGATATGAAACCCGGAATTTCTAACAGCCCATTGTCCAAATTCTCTCGCTTGAACAATATAGAACCTGCCTCGTTGGACAAAGTGAAGCTTAAAATTTCTTATGATATGATATTTCATATCTTCAGTTATAGTCACAATACAGACATTCTTACCCTTATTGTAGAATTCAAAAGCTTGTCTGATCAAGTCTGTTGTTTTTCCAGTTTGACGCGAACGCTTTTCAATGAAGTTTTCAGACAGCGTATGAACATGAAGCAGCTTACAATCCTTTGGCGGTATCACCCCGATGCAAGAATAAGAATCAGGGCAAAGGTTACACACTTGTCTATTGCGACAGATGATCGTTTCCATCTACAAGATGCTCCAACTTATATTCACACGATTTCGGTGGCGCTCTTTTGATAAACCGCATTCCATCCTTGTAGCGGATGCAAGCATTTTTACGTTTCTTGGAACAATCGACACAATCAACTGAATCCCAATGGTAAGCACCAAAACAGGTATCATTAGTTCGTTGAATTCCCGGTTCTTTGAATCGACAACGCACCAAACCTTTCTTCCAATATTCTTCGTCGTTGGAAGACCATTTGCGATTTCGCTCAGCACAAGATTTACAAACCCGTTTGCTCAGCATCAAGCATCAACCGTTCCAAATAGTAATAACACTTTTCGGGAAGCTCCTCTTTCTTCCACTGAAGAGGACAAAACCCTCGATAAGCAACCCAAATATCATCCTCCATCCACGTCCACTCTTCCTCCCCGTCGTACACGTGTTGTCTCAAGCAATTCAGGCAACACTTTACCAGATTCTTTCCTCTCAAGTTCTCCCAACCGCTTTTCGAGTTGATGGATTTTGTCTCGTAATTCTTTTTCATCGCTCTCATTGACATATATCAATCCTTCTGCTTTGCACCTTTCCTCCTCTTTCGCTTCCAATACAATTAAAAAAATCAAAAGGGAAGCTAAAAGAAACAAGAACGAACCAAGCGAAAATTTTCCCCAATGCTCATTCCAAAAACTTTTGACTCTTCCGTAACAAAAACGTAGATACATAATCACCGTTTGCTTGCGATGCTTTATAGTTTGCTTTGTCATCAATTGCTCCAAGCAATACGGGCATTCTTGCGGAGCGGCATCAAAAATTGAAACCCCTTGCATTTTAGTCATAGGACAATGAAACATGAATTGTTTATCCCACCAATCATTCCAAACTTCTTCATCGGGTAATAAAGTTCTTCTGTGCGTCCAACCTTTGAAATCTTTACACGGTGGCGCAATTTCCTCAATACATTTTTTGCAAATCTCTTTGCTCAGCATTCGTGTGGTTCCCGATCAGCCTTCCATGGCCAACTTGTTTGCATGATGATAACTCTCAAACGTTCCTGCGTCTGTCCACCAGCCCTTCAACAAATCATAAGTCATTTCACCACGTTGGATATACCAATTGTTGACATCTGTGATTTCCAACTCCCCACGGCCTGAAGGCTTGAGCGTTGAAACTACATCAAACACCTTTTCGTCGTAAAAATAGATGCCCGTCACAGCGTAGTTTGACTTAGGTTTTGAAGGCTTCTCTTCAATCGAAATGATACGATTTGGAACAATCTCGGCCACTCCATAACGTTTGGGGTCAGGAACCTCTTTGAGCAGAACCTTTGCCCCTGTTTTTTGCTTCTGGAACGCCTCTACATACGGTTCAATGTCATCCTGAAAAACGTTATCGCCCAAAATAACCACCACGCGGTTATTCTCGCCGACGAAGTCCCTTGCCAAGCCCAGCGCTTGAGCAATACCGCCAGCTTCATCTTGAACCTTGTAAGTAAATTCAGCGCCAAACTCAACACCTGAGCCAAGCATGTCGACCATATCGCCCATATGCCCTTTGCCGGTCACAATAAGAATTTCAAAGATACCAGCTTCCATCAAGCTTTGGATGGACCAGAAAATCATCGGTTGTTTTCCAACAGGCAATAAATGCTTGTTGCTAACACGGGTAAGCGGAAACAAACGGCTACCTGATCCTCCTGCCAAAATTACACCTTTCATTCGCTTTCCCCCTGCGCTTTCATTAAGTGTTCGAGCTGATACGGACACCACTCTGGCGTTTCTTGCGGCGTCATTTCATGCGGCAACTCAACGTCAGAATACTTTTTGCATTTCTTGCAAATAATTTCATGTTTTGGCTGACGCGAAATGTAAGCACATCCTGCGGCCATTGCAATATCTTTCATCCCAGCAACGCGAGTTTTCAAACCGCCAGACATAAGGTCCAAACCGAAAACCATCCCGCCACCGCCGCGATTCATATCGGCGTTGCTGCGGAAATCACCTTTGAGACCTGTAAACCAATCGCAGAATGCTTTGAAATCATCAAACCACAAAGCATCCTTGCGCATTTCAGCTTCAATTTCGTCTTCGTCCTTACCATCGCTCTCCCAGCCATCACAACCGGAACAAGAACCGTACCACCATTCATATAAAGCCCACTTTCCATCTTTGGTTGCGACGATAGACGCATGGCCTTGATAATCGGCTTCACTGTCTTCCCAGATGATCTCCCAATCACTCCAAATGCGTCCTGCTATATCGCCGTAACGACATTGTGTTGCGATCGTTTCATCCCACTTCATATTCTTGTTCCTTCATCAAATGTTCAAGACAATAATCGCAACCGGGCGGGATTTTCCCGCCAACGTCTAAAACGATTGCCCCATTATGCAAACCCAAAGAGTCTAACCCTTGGATGTGTTTTACACAAAGCACTTGATTTCTTTTATCCCAAAGGTCATCCGCAACCCAACAGTTTCGGAAAAACCCAAGTTCCATTTTTGTTTGTCCCTGCTCATGTCGGATGTGTAGATCAGTCAATATATGCAAGTCTGGAAATTCAAACACGAAGCTGCTCCAATTGAAACCACGCTTTGTATAACACCGTTCACAAACTTTCTTATTCAGCATATTTTTGCTTTCCCGTAATCACGACGCGCTTTGTGAATTCCTTCTTGTAGTCTGTTTCTTTTTTCTTGCCCCGTGTTTCCATCAAGTGTTCCAAAGCAAAAGGACAAAATGATGTTGGCTCTGTACTTGGCCCAACGGTCACTTGAATCGAACCTTCCCGCAATTCGTCAAGGATTCCTGCAATGGTCTTGTTGGTATCTTTTCCTTTGCATTCTTTGGATACGTGCTGAGGCCACAAACAACAATTTAGCATATCGATTCGCCAAGCTTCTTCAGACCAACTGTAGTTACTGTTGGGGCATTTCTCAAAGCATCTTTTGCAAATCTCTTTACTTGCCACCGTCACACTTCCAACCTATATTTCCCGCCTGACCATATTGGAGCAACCCACGTTTCTTTGCTTCAACATGAACCGACGCACGCCCAATGCGAAAACTGATAAGCATAAGTATCGCAATTGCCAAAATTATGCTGCAAACTTTGAAAAAGTTACCGACGGCTTTTGCTCTTCTTTCTAACTTTGCAACTCTTCCAACTTTTTTGATTGAATTTTCCAATCTTTGTCTCCATCAGGTGTTCCAAGGCATAAGGACATTCTTTAGGTGCTCCTGCAAATTCATAAAAATTTTCAGGCGTCAATTCGACTACCACTTTACCTGTTTTTTTGTTTGTTATTGCCCATTCTGTAAATGGGTCGCTTCTCATATATTTGATTGCCCATTTGAATTTGCAATCTTCCTGAGTCAATTTACATTTCTTTTCACAGATTCTTTGTGAGAGCATTCTACTGCTCCAACAAGTGTTCAAGGTAAAAAGGACATTCAATTGGCGGCTCGCCGTTGATGTCCACGCTCCAAAGTGGGTTCGTTCTTTGATGGTCGTTCGGTCCCGGTTTCCTAAGATAGTTTGGGCAAGCAACACCCCCATCCTCAAACCATTGACGACCAGCACCCACGTTATTCTTAAACTTGTACCCATGACATTTTTCACAAATCTTTTTGCTTAGCACGTTTCCGTTTCCAAATCAAAGTTGGCATTTCAATTTCAATTTTGTTACTCATGACCTTATCTGGATCAATAAAGTACTTGAAATATTTTCGCGCTGTTTTGAATTGATTCCTCAACTTCTCTAACTCCGCTCTGAGTTTTTCATACTCTTCAGTCCGTTCTTCCGGTTTGTATTTCCTCAAGAATTCACGGATGGTCATTTGCAGTTCTCCATTATCAGTCGATGTCCCAACAAGCGTGTCCGCATTCAGGACAAACGAAATTATCTTTTACCTTTTCCCATTCTTCATATGTCTTCACGGCCATGTTGCAAATCTGTGCTGCTTTTCTTTCCAATTGAGCCGCGACAAATTTACGCGAATCACAATACCAGCCTTTTGTATCTCGTTTAGGAACCAAATTCATTTCTACAAACATAAACTTGTCGCCATAAACTTTGTCCTCAAACAAATGATGTTTCATGTCCTCAATAAAGTCTTGACGAAACGGATTGTAACCATCTTTGGACCAGAAATCGTCTTGACCCCAATCACATTTGTGGCAATGAAGATATGCCATTCTCACTCTCCTTCGGATTCAGCATCTTTCAAAAACTGCTCCAAATAAAAAGGACAGTTTGGCGGTGGTTCATCAGTGACTCTTGTAAACATTCCACCAGTGTGCCTGTTGCGGCCACAATAAAAGCTTCCTTGTTCCCATTCGTTTTCAAACAGATGATCATCCATGCGCCCGCCAAAGTCATATTCATGGCAACGCTTACAAATACTTTTGCTGAGCAAGCGTCTGCTCCAAAATGAAAGGGCATTCTTCAGGAATTTCTTTTTTACTATCCCACCATCCAGATTGGAAAGTTTTTGCTTTACACGGAAACACGATTCCTTGATTCCAAGGGTCGTTTTCAATTTCGTGCGCTATCCACGCTGACCAAAATGCATGATACCTCTTATTGCACTGTCTACATATTCTTTTGCTGAGCAAGCAACTGCTCCAAACGATAAGGACATTTTTCAGGAATTCCGTCCAAGCTATTCATCCATTTGGGAAATCTCGTTCTGCACGGAAAAGCAACTCCTCTTTTCCAATTCTGACCAAACCTTCTTCCAAGCACAACCCATGAAATCCGATATGAATTGTCTTCCATGCAACATTTCTTACATATTTTTTTGTTCAGCATCCAGCAGGTGCTCCAAAACAAAAGGACAATATTCTGGCGCTGGTTCATTCACAAAAGCACCGCCAAATACCGTTCCTTTTTCAGTAGAAATCATACACCGTGAAGTGTTGATCTCCCAAAGCTTTTCGCTATTCCAATCCCAATTCAAGCCACGCCCAATTCTACAAGACTTGCAAACTTTTTTGCTAAGCTTTTCTTCTTCCGATTTCTTTTTCCGGCGTTCACATAACCTACAATGCAAAGCATCTTTTGGCGCTCTGAAAGACATCGCTGCTCTGCAATGAATACAATATCGAATTTTCATCAGCCCGCAAAATGATAAATGGTTCTGAAATCGTATAACTCGGCACAAGCCCCGTCCGGCGCTCTCATGCAAATACATTCTTCAAACAGGCCGTCACGCCATTCCGGTCCGCAATTCTTCCCGTTGATCAATCTGCAATCAACATTCTCAATGAGGTAAGGGTCGCCAAACACAATCTGTTTTGGCTTTTCCCTTTTTGGCGACTTCAATGCTTTGTGAATCAACTCATGAATCGGTTTTCCGTCTAACTGTTCGATCAGCTTGCTCCCGTCTGCTCCTTGAAGCCGCTCGACAGGAAAGCCGTCATGTGAAATGAAACGGATGTCTTTCCAATTGAAGAATTTCGGCTTTGCGTTGCTACCAAAAAGTTGAAGCGCGCACCCTTCAAGCTTTAGGTCTACCAGCTTCCCTACGTGCATTTGGTCGTCATCGTCGATCAAGACAAGATCATCTTTGATTTTGAAATGCTGGAAAAACAATTCCCAAAGGTTCATACTGTTGGCTCCTGCGAATCGACTATATGCTCCAATTCAAAAAGGCAATTCTTTGGTGGTTCTTTTTTGATACTGATTGGAGCAAAATCTTTTCCAATATCGCATGAGACGCAACCATATACTTCCCAATTGATACTGTCCCAAGCGCACCAGCCAATACCCCGTTGGTTGCGACATCTTTGACAAACTAATATACTCAACATTTCATTTCCTCTTTGGAGCGTACTTGCACAGAATCAACAATGCTTCATCAAGATGTTTTCCATTACTGGTACGTTTCGCTTTGTTTACCAGCTTGAAAACATCTTGACAATCGCGTTTCATTGTTCGTTTGCTCTCGCGCAGTCTTTTGATCTTGGAATCAAGTTCGCGCAATTCTCCCGCCACTTCCCAATCGCCCATTTTGCCGCTCCATCAAATGTTCAAGAGTATATTTACACCATTCTGGTGGTTCCTTGACTGTTGAAACGGGAAAGACATCTTTTGGTTGGTAAGGACAATCAATTTGAAACGCATTCCACAATCTTCCATCCCAACTATCCCAACGTGTCTTCATTTTTTCAAAACTTCCCGCAGACCGACGGTAATGGCCTTTTTCTCCCGCTTCATTCAGGCATCTTTTACATATGTTTTTGCTTAGCTTGTTCATGATCCTGAATCATCATATGGTCTAAAAAATAAGGGCAACCATTTACGTCTTGTTCGAGCAAAACATGATCGCCCACAATCGCCCACAGCTTCCTACAAGGCCATTCTCTGTGTATTTCTTTTGGACAATCAGACGTGCCGCCTACGTAGTAATGAACTGCCGTAGTATCAATAGGCTTTTTTTGACAGCGCTGGCAAACGATGATATTGGCAAACACTTTCATATAATATTATACAATTTGACACGCCCCTTTTTGCTTGATTTTTATAAAAGGTGTGGATTTGCTAATGCAATAGAGCCTTTTCGCCTACGGAAGAGCCAACGTACCAGACGCAAAGAAGAAAGGATTCCGATGCCCGCCCCGCCAGCATAAAAGCCACCGTTTTCGGCGGGAGATGGAGTATTTTAGCGTCGCAAACATTATTCAGCGCTCATCGGCGTATTCTGCGCTTCTGGCGGTTCAGCGTATTCATAATGCGTCGTCTCTTCTATTTCCCGCTTTGCGACTCTGTGATTACAAATAAATTCATCCACGTTGTCGCCCCAATACTGAGCCAGTGCCAACTTCGCGCAACGATCAGTAAATTGAGCGCCAGTTTCGCCATCGCCAAGCCGTACTTGTTCTTCAATGAATTCGGGGCAATCTACAAGAATACGCTTGGCAACCATACGGCGTTCCTCTTTGCCAAGTTCTTTCAACTCAATAGCGCGGTCAATGCGTCCGGGACGCGTTGTAACCCCTTTTCCAGAAGGTCTGCCAATCGCAGGGTCAAGATGTTCGATGCAATTTGACGTTACAATTGTGAACACTCCATCTGATGTTTGAATCCCATCAATGGTATTGAGCAACACATCGAAGTTCAACGGTTTGTCGTAATTGCCTCCTTTAGTGATGTTTGTTCTACCGTGAAAAACTGTATCGATGTCTTCAATCAATGCGATACAAGGCGTGAAGCGTCGCAAGTCACCCCATTCCTCTTGAAATTCACGATCAGTGAAACTGGAAAGCGTAAAAGAAATAACAGGCACGTCAAGATGTTCTCCAATTGCTCTGACCAATGAAGTCTTGCCAGTACCGGGAACACCGTAAAGCAACCATCCTCGCTTCCAAGGAATGCCTTTCTCCTTGTACCAATCCACTGATTTTTTCCACCGCTCAATATCGCGTATTGCTGTCCAAATCATATCAGGAAACGCTAATGATTCAAACGGTTTTCCAGAATCATGAATCCTTTGCCCAAGGTCGTCTACTTTCCAAGTGAGTAATCGCTTGTCCCAAAGGAAATGATCCGCTTCAGATTTTTCGTCTTCTGTGCGCGGCGTGAGTGAAACTTTTCCATCTTGACCTCTTGCTAACCCAAACGTTCCGTAAGCACGCCGCACGCGAAAGCGTCGTTTTTGAAATCCACTGATAATATATTTGTTATAAAGCGCAACGGCGTCCTCAATCAACGTGTCAACATTCCACGTACCACGGATGAAGGAAATCTTCAAATCACCCGTATCTTCGGTAGCTGGGGTTTGATCTCGACTTGTTGAAGCCTCGCCAACAAGCAAAAACCTCCAACCCTTCCAAAAGATCAAACCGCTACGCCCAATGAGTTCATAAGCTACATGCTGGTATCTGTCCTTTGGCCGGACAAACGTGTTATAGCTCTCATATTTTCTATCGCCAATTCGCACCCGTTTCATGTTTTTCCAACAATAGAATGAAACAGCGGACGACAATTGCCCGTTGATCGTCACCTTCACAATGAATAAGCTACGCACCTTGGAGAAAAATCCTTTGATGTAGCTCCAAACTGAAACAGCGATAGCGGCAACTGATCCACCAACTAACAATCCATTCATATTTCCCCTCTCATTCTGGAAGATCAATCATTGGCGTTTGATTCAACAATGGTAGTCCGTTGTCTTTTTCAGAAAGCAACGGGTCGCCTTCCTTTTGAAAATCCCAAATGTTCACACTGGCCCAATGAACACCACGATCATCAGCTGGATCATACAATGCAGAACATTTGTAAAAGAACAACGCCCATTTTGATATAACGTAAAAACCGTGCGCAAACCCTTCTGGAATGAACAATTGCTTCGCGCCAGAAGCAGAAAGCGTCGCGCCAACGGCTTGCCCAAACGTTGGCGATGCTCTGCGGATGTCCAATGCTACATCAAACACTTTTCCATGAAGCACTGAAACCAATTTTGCTTGCGGATTGTTCAATTGGTAATGCATTCCTCTCAAAACATATTGCGCTGTAACAGATGTATTGTCTTGAACAAACTCGCAAGTGATTCCGCCATCAAAATATTTTTCCTTATGATAAAACTCTTGAAAGTGCCCTCTTGTATCCAGATGAACACTTGGCTCGACTTCAATCACGTCTGGAATCTGTAACCGCCTGAAAGTCACGTCCACGGTATTTGTTCTCCTTGTCAATGAAATATTCAAAATAGTATGGATAGACGCTCCAATCGTATTTGTTTCTGAATCTATCCCAATCTTTTATAGGCGGCAATTTGTTACAAATCAATTTGAAAAAGCACTCGCGACATACGGGCGCGTCACAACAGTTATCATTGCTCCTAACTTCCAAATCTTGTTTTCCACAATTGACACAAACTCTGAGCAATGTTTCCCAACATTTGTTTGAACAATAGTAGCCAGAAGTGTAATAATGATCCATCTTTTCTGTTTCAATATTGCGAGAACAATTTTTACACTTGACAATCATTCTGAAATTCCATAAAGTGTTCCAAGTAAAAAGGGCAGTTGTCTGGTGGATTAAATTTGGCCCTGCGAAATTCATAATTTATCACGCACCAAAGGCGTCCATCATTCCCCTTCCAATGAAATTCGTAGTATCTCGCCCATTTCCAGTTTTGCTTTTTGTAACAGCTTATGCAAATCTTTTTACTCAAAATCATTTTTGAACGGCTCTTTCCGATGAACCAAATGCTCCAATTTGTAAACACACCAACTTGGCGGCGGAGAACACGTTACAGTTGAACAAATTGCGCCACCTTTTTTTGGACAATAAACGTCCCCAAGTTCATCCCAGTGGTGCTCATCACGATGTTCCCATTCGCCTTTACATCGTTGGCAAACTTTCTTATTGAGTTGAGTTTCCGGCCATACCATCAAACAACTCTTCAATCGGCCTTGGGCCTTTGTAGTTTGGAATGTCCTGAACAAACGGGCAATCTTCAGGAAGCATCCCGCGTTGCGCTGCTGTTTCAGCAGGCAAACATCCTTCAACAACTTCAAAACGCTTATCAAACACTTTGCACAGATTCGTTTTCTCGTCTAAAAAGGGACAAGCCGTTTTGGTAAGGACTACTTGTCCACCGATTCTTGCTTTGAAGTAACAACACTTGCCGCACTTTCTGCATTCTGGCACGTCTTCTCCCACGTCATAATATGTTCCAAAGTGTATTCACAATACTCTGACGGTTCATGAATGTGCAACCAGATATTTCCAATTGGACAATAAGTGTAACGAAAAGACCATCCTCCATCCTTATTAAAATGGTCATCAAACGTCACGTGCGCGGTGCCCTTCGAATGTTGCTCATGAAGGCCATAGTGTCTACAAAAGCATTTCCAGCACACTTCTTTACTTAGCATTTTGTTCCTGAAGTATTTGTTCTCTCACGAAATTGACTATCTTTTCAGACGGGCCATTACCCATCACATCATCACTTTTTGCGCATAACTTCTCTTTCAACTTTTCTGGGAGCATCCATAAATCTTTTTTGAGCGTTGTTATATGTAAGTTGACATGATGATTTCTTCCTTCATTCGTATATGAAACGCCCAACATTCTGTTGTAAGGATCATCTGCTCCCAACGCTGTTTTAATATTTGCACGAGTGATAGCAAGAAGTTCGGAAACACTTCCTGCGGTATGTTCGAACGTTTTGCTATCATAAAGGGTATTGTAAACCAGCACGAATTTATTCGATGATTCAAGAACAAGACTCCAGAACCGTTGATTTTTGAGTTTCTCTTTTACATCTGTTTTGTCCACATAGCCAATCTCTTCTCCATTTCTCCTATCAATGACGGGAACCCTTGCAGGGACTTGATCCCATACAGCGTCAACATCCACATCTTTTGCATCAACTGGATTGAATTCCCTCTGTTCGCTCATGTTCATCTCCTTTTCATAATTTCTTTACGAGCATATAACTCTCCAAGTACCGTTTTCATTGCGTATGCAAAAATAAGTCCAGCTTTTAGAATTTGCAGACGCTGTGTCGACACCCATCGTGTATCTAATGTCTTCTGCTGTTTGAAACTCTACCGGCCTCCCTGCTTTCACGATGTGTTCTGTAGCATACTCACAATCTTCAGGAATCTTGTCGTGAGAATATCGATTCTTTATGAACACAAAATTTCTGTATGATCTGCATTCAACTTCTCCAAGCTTCCAAAGGTTATCTTGGGCCGCGTCCCATTCACCCTTCCAACATTTTTTGCAAACTTCTTTATTCAGCATTTTTCACTACATGCTCCAAGAGAAAAGGGCAGCTGTCTGGAACTTTTATTCTATGCGTCATCACCGCAATAGAATCCACTTCGATTTCACAAGCGTTCACAATGATTTTTCTCTCCAACTCTTCCGAGAAATTGCAAAGTGATCTTCTCTCAAAGCTTCTGCAATGATTGCAGATTTCTATGTCACGCTTTAACGGTTTTGACATCTTGCAAATCCATCAAGTGTTCCAAACGGAAAGGACAATCATGCGGCATTACATGACAGTCATACTGTGTTGGTTGAAATACGCTGCTCACGTTACAATTCACACTCCAAAATCGCCCGGAATCATAAGTGTCTTTACAATGTTTGCATTGCTTACATACTCTCTCGCTCAACACCTGTCGCATCCCAAAAACAATCCTCCATCGGGCATATTTCGCACCCAACCTGCGCCACCACTCTTCGCCCTTTTCTGAAACACCCGCCAATATCAATTTCTCTCGCGTTCCGGGATGATGACTCGCGTTGAAATTTCTGAACAGTCTGTTTATCTCCCCAATTTTGTATATCAACATCTTGATGCCGGGAATATGCAACGTCCAAAGTTCCTCACCGCATTTGCGCTTCCAAATCTCAAGCTTCCTCCAGCGCTTCAAAACCTTTCCATTCCGGTCCGCTTTGTATTTGAATACAATTCTGAATCGCCACTTCTTGGTTTCAAACAGCGTATAATTTTCATCCTTTTTCTCGATCTCAACATTTAGTTGACGCTGAAACGTTCCAAGTGGCGCGGAATTTCCACCAATGAAGCCAAACTCTTTTTTGTAATCATTGTCGCTGTTGTAATACTCGCCCATTTTATTCCAGTATACATGGTTGTAAGTTGAGCAATTTGCGTTCAAGCATTCAAACTTGTCCTTTAGCGACGGCGTTTCGCAAAAGATATGCTCATCAAGCGTTTCCAATTTTGCTTGACCCGTACAAGTCAATTTAGTTTTACACACTGGACAAAGCATTTGTTCTCCGTGACTCTTGCTCTTTCAAAAGCTTGAGCGCATTGTCTCTTGAAATAACATTCACTTCTTCGTAACCTCCCCCGCACACAGAATTTCCAGAATGAGCACCCCAATGCGGTGGATTTTCTCCGCCATACCAATACCAACTTTTATCTTCCTTCGTACAAATCAATGTTGATTTGAGATCAACAAGTTGTCTTACTCCCTTATTACCAACAAGCCAAAACTCCCAACTATCATCTGGCGCTTCAAATTGCTTTATCATCGGTTTCTCTTTAACGTTTTATCATATGCACTTTTGCAAATCGCACGGGACAAAGTTTCGTTCTTTGCCGCATTTACATAATGACAATAATCCAACACATGATAATCAGAAAATCCAACTTGCCACTCGTGATGGCCGTCTTTGTATCCCATGCTTTCCAACGTCATCCCCATATGGAAAGCCAATTCTATTGCTGCTTTGATATCACCGTTGTAATCAGGACAACGTTCCATATGCGGATGGTCTTTGCCTGTGTCGGCAAACAATGGAATTTTCGCCCAATCCTTCTTTTTGTTTTTGTCTACTGGAAAAACTTTCTCTGTCGCCCACTCAATAGGATGATTGAAAATATGACGGCCAATCCAAGCATTCATTTTAAGGCCAATGGGGTATCTTCTTCTCATCGTGCCGCTCCTCTTACTTTACCAGCCGCGATTTCAGCTTCCTGTGCATACTCAGTCATCCTTTTCGCACGCGCCGTGAAATAATTTGCAATCAGTTTACGATGCTGCCAAAACAAATGTTCATAGTAAGCAAGCTTGTTACATGGACATCCAATCACCGCTTGTTTATCATCCACGTAGAGCCACGGAATTGTGTAATCAGTTTCTACATACTTCTCTGGGTCTTTATCAGCCTCTTTTTGCAGTTGTTCCAATTCACCCTCTTCGAAACATCCTGTGTCCGACGAGTTGAAATGAGTTCTGCCGCACAATTCACAATCAATGACTGTTGAGCCTGAATGTGAAGTTCCTTCGCAAGCTTCCAAAAAGATTTCAGATACAGCTTTCATTTCTTGCTCACAGTATGCTCAAGTATAAAGGGACAATGGTTGGGCGTCGCGTCGATAAAATGCTTGCTGACAGTAACAAGCCGCGAGACGCCTTCGACAGCCCTTTTAGGACAACGTACAAACCCCTTTTCCCAAGCTTCGTTCGCCCAAAAAGCACTTCCTTCTTTGCCGGTCCAATTGACGCCATATTTCTTATAACATCTTTTGCAAACGGCTTTATTCAACATTTGCTCACCAAGTGTTCCAAAACGAAAGGACAATTCTTTGGCGGTTCAGAATATATAGACAAATGAGGTTCATTTATTGTCGGTGGCTTATAAGGACACCAAACCCGTTTCCTTATTTCCCAAATCGCTTCATCATCATGCCAGCTATCATCTCTGGCGATCAAATCTGCAAACTTATCCTTGTTCGTCGAGATACTGTCATCCCATCTGTGAAACATGTCTGGACTATTACGACACTTTATACAAATGCTTTTGTTCAACATATTCGCTTTCTTTCCAACCGATCAATGCGTTTGACTTCCAAATACAATCTGACGCCACGTCCCAGCTGTAGTACCACCGGAAACGTTTATCATGCCGAAGTTTCCATTGATACGGATTGATCTCAACGCCTGAATACAACTTTTTGATCTTGGGCCAATCAAGCTTAAACGGACCGCTTTTGAAACCCGCTTCATAACGCTCTTTGACGCCATACTCTTTCGTGAAATCCCGAATAGCTTTTATTGTACTCAGAACAAGCATTTTGGAAAAGTCAACTTCAAGTTCATATTGCCAACGCCCAAGGCCATCAAATGTTTCTCCAACGCACCAATCGACCCAAGCGTTACCAACGCTATACCAAAGACCTTGCGGCTTGTCGTCTGGCCGCAAATTGGTCTTTCTTCGGTTAATAAGCCGCTCAAACCGCTTGTTTGTGTAATGCAACCGCTTCATTTCAAAAACTCTTTTGGAACGTGTTTCTGAATAAACTTTTTTGCCTCCAGCAAACTGCTATTCTTGAACCCAATCAGCCCAAGGACGCGTCCAATAACGTCATGATCAATGATGTCATATTCTGTTGCATCTGCTACCACTGCGCTAAAATGCTTTTGCATAAACGCATTCATGTTCGGATTAACAAAAGACAAAGCTTCTTCTCCGTGCTTCTCTACAAATTCTTCCTTGTTCATTCGACGGCTCCACTTCTCTCCCTTCTCAACCTATCTCGGACTTGCATCAACAATTTTCCGAGCATATTCTCCCCTTTCCCGCCACATTTATCACAACAACATACACCCCACGTGCGATCATGCCACGTATTGGTTTCAACAAGATTTTGAAGTTCCGTCTCCAAAAGTTGCTCTTTGAGTTCATCATCGGCGAACTTCAAGTTCAAAAGCGTCAACATGACGCCAAATTTCTTGCTATCCCAATCGGCAATCATCTTACCTCTGCGGCCAATTTTTTTTGCCCTACCGGGAGTCTCTGCTTCCTTTATCATCTTTTTCCAAACTGGCCCTTCAACTTTTGCATATTGAAAAGCATGTTCCACAGTAGGAAACAAACACCCATCGTAAGCGATGGGTGATGAAGAAAAGTTGCTCAAGAATTCATACTCCCCTCGGAAATTCATTCTTCATACACCTTCGCATAACCATTTTCCAAAAGGTAATCGTTGATGTTTACCAACGTTCCCGCTTCGTCTTTGTAAATGATTCCAAGCCACCTTCCGTACTTTCCGCGTTTATTATTTGGAACGTGAATGATCACCCAATGATTCAAAATCAGTTCCCGCAACTTGTCGCGTGATACAATGCCTTGTTCTTTTTCTTCCCCGCGTAACTCTGGCGTATTGATTCCATACAAGCGCACCTTCTGCTTGTCAATATGAACGTCCAGCCCAAGGTCAAAATTGGCCGTCACTGTGTCGCCGTCATAGACGCTGACGATCAACGCTCTGTATTTACAGCTATACGCTTCGCCGGAAAGACTTCTGGAAAGACCTTTGGGGGCGCTCTTTTTTGCAGAATGCTCTTGCCACTTTTCTCCTATTCCTATTCCAATACCAACAAACATAAGGGCTATGACTAATGTTTTATATTTCCCAAAAATCTTTTCCATCTCAATACTCCAATGCAACAATCTTCAGGTTTGGCCCCGGACAAGGCGAAGCCGAATCACTACTGCCATCGCAAGGAATCAGCTCATCACCTTCAATAGCCCAACAATCAACAGCATCAAAGTTGAACCCTTGAAACCACTTGCCCCTGTCGTCGGGCCATTTGCCTCCGCACATTGCTTTGACAAGATTATTCGGGATGCGAACCTTTTTGACGTCGGCTACGCGTAGCGGATAATCGCTGACTTCAATGTAACCGCCCCAAGCCATCATTTTTTTCCTTGGCGTAACATCGAGCTTCATTCTTCCGGCCCTTCTGCGTGGCATTTTTCAACGTGATCAATTTGACAACCACCGCAAAGATTGACGCTACAAAGCAAACCATTCGTCGTCACGCCGCACTCATGGGTTGCTTGAACGCCGCAATCATAGCAGACAACGCCGTCGTGATCGCCGCAAAAGAAGCTTCCTTCTTGAGCATCAGATTGACACTGCTCTGCATTCGCGTTTATCCAAATACATGTTGCCATTCTCAATCTCCCTGTTCTTCCTTTTTGTGTTCATCAAGTATTTGCCGGAATGATTTTCCTTCAATCCTTCCTTCCTTGATCTTTTTCTGGAGTTCAGTTTCTTTCAACCAACACTTGCCACATTCCTTTGGCTTTTGTTCATAGAGGCTGCACGTTTTACAAGCTTCAACAACTCTCAAAAGCGGTTGGTGTTTTTTCAAACAGTCATCGCAAACAATCAATTCAACTTGCTTTTTATCTATCAGCGTATCATAAACAGTAGAGCCAAAATTGCTACCACCGCGAAAATGAACCCCACAAGGCATGCTCCAATAGTCCTCTTGTGTAGGTTCTCTTACGGCGGCTTCAATCGGCTTTTCACACTTGAAACACTTCGGTTGATCCATTTTTTCCTCTTAATTATACAATTTTCCAAGACATCTTTTGGGGCGAAAATTACTATGCATAGCCTTTTTCTTCACCCCATTTGATCCAAATTTCGGCCATCTTAACAATGCGTCCGCGTGCTTCCTCTGGGATTTCTGGCCTATCCTTCCCCATAATAACACTCAACGCAGTGAACCAATGATTTGGACCTTCTGGCCGTTTCAAACCTTCCTTCAACTCGTAAAGCAAGAATGGAATAGCATGCGCTTTCATTTTTATGATGCGCTGATATGCAGGATGATCATCAGTAGGGAATGATGCAATTTTGACCTTCATATCATTCTGATACAAGTCACGATTCTTTTTGAATTCTTCCCACCTGTTGCCACTGTCTTCTTTGATACTCTCCAAACAGACATCTCTCAAAATAGTTCTTGCTTCTTTCCTTTCTTTTTCAACTATCTTTTCCCAACGAGGTTTTTCAGACGGCATACTGTCCAAATCAAGCTCAACAACTGCTTCTGGATTGTCCAACAACACAGTCCCCAAATCCATCGTCCTCAAATTCAGCTTATCGCCATTAGAAGTAATTCTGTAACCCACGATGTTGTAATAAGGGTCTTTGGAGTGGTCTTGAATTAAACACTGAAGGCGACCATCCCAATAAGCAGGCAAAACGTCGACAAAGTAAATGGGAAGGTTGTCAACGCAAACTTCAAGTTCGCCTGAAGGGTCGTTTTCTTTTAACTGCTCAATTAGTTCCTTTGTCTTCATTTTGTGTTTCCATTAAATGTTCAAGATGAAAAGGACATTCTTCTGGAACATCATCGTCAATGCTCAAACGTTTTTCATCATATCTTACATAGCCTGTTGTTGAATCTAAATAAACGGGCTTGCCACCATCCATAGTAACTCCAAGTTGAACGGTCCGAATTAAAGAACATGGAATCAAATCAGATGGCAACGTATCAAACGGCGCATCACAATGTTCGCAACAACTACAAACTTTTTTGCTCAGCGGCATCCTGCTCTTCCAAACGTCGTTTCAAATTCTTTTGAAGCTTTTTGGTTTCTGGCCCTGTATGACCGTCCCAATCATCTGGCACGTCTGATTTCGCCCAACCAAATATATCAAAACCCCCTGTAAACTCAATATGTTGAAAGCCTCTTTTTTTAAGTTCTTTATGAAAAATCCCATCATCCTTCCAACTGCTCATCAAGTCTTGAAAAGAAGGGTGTTGTGAATGCTCATATTCTGAATTGGGTTTTCTTGTGTTTTTCAAAGCAATGAACAAGCAATCTTCCATGATATCAAACAATTGCTCGTCGGTGAATTTTTCTTCATGCATATACTGCCAATCTGCTGACTCTTCACATGTACCGTATCCAATGTTGTAAATGTACAATCGTTTGTCCTTGTTACCGACAACTGTATGCTCCAAATGGTATGGGCATTCTCGGCCTTGCTCAAGCTGACAAGTTATCTTTGTATCACTGTCGTGAACAATAAGCTTCGAATATTTACAATGAGGACAAACTTCTGCCTTTTCCATTCTTCACCTTGAAAATAATTGGGCGTAGTGGCCTGTAAAAAAGAGAAGGAGAGGGACAAGACCACTACGCCCGGTGGGACTCAATTACGCATGCTTGAAAATTCCCTTTTCATTGTACTTGGAAACAAGCCAATCAATGAATGTTGGAAGAGCAGCGTCAAAAAGCCAAGCTTCAATCTTGGTTTCGAGAAATTCCGGCACCCACGGGATGTCGGGGTTGATCTGATCATAGGCATATTTGAATGCCGCGACCACTGTTTCCTTCTTGTTTGTCTTGACAACTTCCGTAGACACTTCGACCAATTCGATCAAGTCACTGGTGATTGCATACAGAAACTCAAAAAATCCTTTGATTCCTTCAGGCTTAATCTCTGCCCACTTCTTGATCATGTCCTCGACTTCGTTTTTGATCGCATCAAACTTCTCCGTCAAGTCGCTCATTACTCAAACCCTCCTTGCAAAAGTGATTATTTTACCGCTCTTTTCTCACGTTTCATATGGCCAAGAGCAACGCATACATCAAGCCAGAAAGCAACAACGCCTTCTTTCTTTTTGAACCAGTTATCACAATAGGTTTCCGTACCTTTCCAAATCTTGTTTTCCCTCATACGTTTTGAAATCTTTCCGACATAACTCCTTGGCAACTTTACAAAGTGAGCTATTTTCTTAATATTTGGACCGACTACCAATGACGCCAGCAATACTAATGCGGTTTTGAAATCATCGGAACCTTCCTCAACGTTAGAATCAAGCCTTCTGATTTCCTTTTTCAAAAACTCTAATGTTATTTTCGGCATAGCAAATGCTCCAAACTATACCCGCACCACTTAGGCGGTGGTTTCGCCTTAATTGCTCTCCCAACACAAATCCCCAACTTTCCAAGAGCAGGATGCGGGCATTGAACAACGCTGTGATCAAAAAACCCAACGTAAACAGTCCTGAAAAACTTCTCCTGACATTTTTTGCAAACCAATTTACTCAACATTTCAATTCCACTACATGCTCGGTTGAGTAAGGGCACTTTTTCGGCAACGCTTTTTTCTCATTAAAACCTTCAGTCGGTTTCAACTTACAATAACAAGGTGCCATAAAAGATTTCTCTTTTGGTTCCCATGTTAACATTTGCTCAGTAAATGCTGCTTCAAGTCCATTCTTGGGCGGCTTTTCAAGCACCCTTTTCGCGAAACAATACTTACAAACAATCAACGCTTTTTTCTTCATTTGAGCAACTTTGCATTCTTGATATCAAGCTTGTTTTCTCTACAAAACTTCGCAATGTCCTCGCAAAAAATTTCATACTCCCAATTGTTTGCTTTGTAAACATACCGTTTTTTGTTTTCGGTTGACTGTGCGAACTTACTTTTCTTCATTGCTTTATTCTTCCTTTGTGTGGCGGCAAGTCCTTGAGGTTCAAACCGGGTGGCGGAGCTTGAACTTTAGGTCGGCTTGCCATTCTCTCTCTAAGCTGAGCCTCAAAGTTCTTTGCCGCGTCCGCTATCGCCTCTTTAGACTCTTTTTCAAACTTCCGGAACGCCTCTTCTATATTCCCCGCTGAAATTGGGAAGTTCACTGTATGGGGGATATTTCCTGCTGGCGTTCCAAACATCACTTGAATTTGTCCTGTGAAACGCGGGAAATCATCTGGTTTTTTCCCGCTTATGATTTCATTCTCTCGGATGAACGCTCCTTTACTATCGTGATATTCTCCTACGACTTTGAAAATGAAATTACCCACGAATTCTCCTTTTTATTAACTCTCCGGTCCTTTGATCAACTGCTAACATTTTCCCGCACTGATTACACTTGTAACACAAATAATGTTTTCTTCGCGTCCTTTGCAAATGGAACGTCCCTTTGCACTCTTCGCATTTTTCTGAAAGAACTTCTCCAAGCGAAGCAACGTGAATACGACTTCTTAACGTTTCCTCTTCTGGCGTATTATCAATGAATTGCTCAAGCTGATAGAAACAATCTGGCGGACAAGCAGACGTTATGGGCAATTGATATCTTACCCAATTTGGCCCTTTAGAAACCTCAAGCTTTTCTACAACCGGACAAACAACTATATTCATCGTTTTCCAAGCGCCATCAAAAGAGGGAACTTTTGAGCCGCCGTAGGAATATTCATCTGCTTCCTCTTTATACAGCTTTTTCCGTTCTGCGCATTTCTCACAAACCAATTTACTTAACATTCCAACTCTTTCAAAATTGAGGCAACTTCCGTTTCCATTGGAAACACTTTATATATATTTACCCCTTTCAATTCCGTAAGATGAAGCAATGCCATCGTAGCAGTATCGTACCCTGAGTTTGGAAATTCTATATTGAGCAACGCCCTATACAAATTCAACTGCAACGAATAGTGAACATAATTGCAATCGTCCAAGTGAGACAGTTCTTTGAAACCAGCAGCCCAAGTATTGCATTGTCTGATCTGCTTGTTCGTTTTCCAGTCTGCCAAAAGCAAACCATTGGATTCTGTATCTCTCAGGACAAGGTCAACGGTTCCAGCCAAATGGTGTTTTTCACTGAACGTCTTATGCTCAATGAAAACAACTTCAAATCCTCCCCATATTTCTTTTTCGACAAACCGACCGATATGCTCTTGGAAGCGTCTTTCCCGTTGATCAGATGTTTTTGGAAAAACCCTCTCCTTCAAAAACTTCTCTGCAAAAGAATGAATGCGCGTTCCGAACACGGCTGTCTTTTGCCATTCTTTCATCCAATGCTTTGCCGTCTTACCATGTTTGGCCGCGTATCTTGCTGCCTGAACTGGAGCATTGAACGGCTGGAACCATTTTTTCACGACAGTCGTAACGGAAGCATATTTGACGCCATCAACTTTGTACGTATGTGTCTTTTCATCAAACTGAAGCTTGCTCATTAACCTTCCCAACAATTGGGATCATACGCAGCTGAAATTCCCTGATCTGTCGCGGTAACTTCAAAAGTTTTGTTGTTGATTTGAAGCGCCCAACTCATACTTCTACATATTTTCAACACCTTCATCTTTTGAATTCCGGTCATTTCAGAAATTTCATCAATAGTGACTTGCTCGTTTTCTGTTGCGTCTGTAGCTGCTTGTAAAATCAGTTCTTCATCGCTCAACGTTATGAGATGTTTCCGCTTCCAATTTTCCATATTCTCATATGAGACTGAATAACAGTCCGTCCTTGTGCGATAACCATTTGATGAATCATATGAATCTTTTGGAAAGAACTTTTGTAGTCGATGAAACTCTTGCTTCGGGAGGTGCCCACAAAGCCAAGCTTGATATGCTTTAGGGTCTTCTCTGTCTCGCGTCTTGTCAACAATCGCGCTTGCAAAAATATAGTAGTCAGCATCGTTGTTTGCATATTTTACAGCAATGCTTCCCAAGTGCTCCGGTCTTGGCTTTATTTCACGTCTTTTCGACATTAGCTTAAAACGTTTTGTGCCTTCTTTTGTCGTTTTGTCAAACACTTGTTTCACCAACCCGACGCGTCTTGCGCTTTTGTAAACTTCCAAGAAGGCTTCGCCAATGATAAAAGAAAATAGTTTGTCTTCATCTTTGAATGTATGTTCAGTTTTTTTCCATCTCTTCTCAACCTTCAATGCTCTACTTATGATGTCCTTTGTTATTGCTAATTCTTTGTATCCTTCCATAGTAATATGAAACCCATGTTGCTTTAACGCCCGTGTCCTTGAATAACTTCCCTTTTTGATTTTTTGAGCTATTGTAGACATGATTAACCCTCCGGCTCTATAAATGTCACTCTAAAACTACCGGGGATGTACTCTCCATTTTTTGGCAAACCGCTCTCTACTGAAAGCTGTTCTCTGGCTTCGTCTTCGCTTTCCGCTTCGACTTTAAGCCGAACAGCCATTACCCACTCAACAGTTGCGTCAAATTTCATTACGTTCCCCTTCCTACAATCCCCTTACGATTTATGACTGTCATCAGCCCCTTCAAGCCGATGTTGATTTTTACGAGGACAATTTTCAGGTGGTTCTTTTTCAACAATAGCCATTCCAATCCTGATTCCCGGTGGACAAGAAAACAACCCAGCAAACCATTCCTCTTGTGGAAACATTGGTTGACTTTCTTCCTTAAAACACGCTTTGCAAACATCCTTGTCAAGCATTCTGTTCTACCATCAAAATCTCAAGCTCATAAAAGCATTTCTTCTTACCGCCTACTTCCATGCCCAATTCAAAAATACATTCCTTTTTACTCTCTCCATTGTCGCCTGTAAACCAAAAATCCCAAGCCCTGCATTTTTTGCATATGTCTCGCTTTGTCATTGGCTCAAACCACCGATGCTTCTTTGATAACAAACTCAAGCCTGTAGGGGCATTCTTTCGGGGGAACAAAATTCTCTTCCTTGATGCGATATTCATCATCGTCCAAAAATGCAACCTTGCAAATCAAATCCAACGGCTTATCGCCCCGAAATAACCTGCGAACATGCTTACACTTCTTGCAAATCTTTATTTTCTCTTTGGCTTGCATTTTTGCGACTCCATCAAGTGCTCAAGGGTAAAAGGACATTTCTGCGGAGGAGCCTCTTTCGTTGATACCCAAAACTCACATACATCGCACCAAGCTTCTTTGTTTTCATCAAAAAACTCGTGGTCAGCCTCAGACCATTCATTACCGAGGACATTCATCGTACATCTTTGACAAATCCGTTTGACCAATGTCATTTTAATCGCCAACCACTTCGTTCAATTCGCCATGCACTGCGCTTGCGCACTTAAAACAAATCATTGAACTTGCAAGGCCACCAGAATGCAGCATTTCAATTTGTACCGCACGAGTTCCTCTTTTCAACGCACTTTTTTCCGTCCGATTGTAAGGGTCGCAAAGGCGGCAATAAGCGTTACTTGCGTTGACCAACACGGTCTTGAACATTTTGAGTCTCCATCAAATGTTCTAAACGAAATCGGCAATTCACTGGCGGTTCCATATACAAACTTGTTTCTATAGTTGTTATAGGACAATAAACTACCCGCAAGTTTGGATCATCCCAAAGTTTATCATCTCTTTTGCTCCATGGTTCTTTATGAAGATAAGTTCCTTCGTTTGCTTTTTCCAAAACACCACACCTACAATGATTGATGCAGCTTTTGCAAACCACCTTTGAAAGCTTTACTGTTCTGGGCGGCAATGGATTCATTCTTTCTCCGGCGTGTAATCTTTGTCACGCCTGTTTTTCAACGTTTCTAAAATACGCTGCCAAAACGTCATTTTCTTCCTTCTCTGTTTCCTACTTTCAAAATGCATAAAATGTTCCAACTGAAAAGGACAATTTTGCGGGATGCCGCAAGCGTTGATTGTAACCTTCATTGTTACGGGGTCGACTTCCCCAATTACTCTTTGAAATCCCAACTCATCATCAATATCGCCAACGGTACAATAAAAAGAATGCCCTTCGTCGCCCCACCTGTCGCCAGTTATTTGATGCTGACATTTGGTGCAAATCCGAGCAGATAACGGAATCTTTCGTCGCTCCTTAATATCTCGGATCAAATCCGCTGGACGCATCGTCGGTTTAACATTCTGGTAATTCGGGGGCCATATTCTCATGTATAATTATACAACTGAACAACAAAGATTTTTGATAAAATTGATGAATCTCCGAAATGAATTTCATGAAATCTTCATTTCTTTCACATACCGTTTCAACCCTTGCTTTTTCGCAACCCTTATCATATCAGCAGTTCCACGAGAACCCGAAAGATGAATCGCAATCAAGGCATCTCCATACCACGCCATTTCTCGATTACGTATCATACCTGCTTGCTTTCCATACTTCGACCATTCAGCGGGAAATTTCTTAACTGGAATCTTGTTTTCCACAGCCCACCGAATCCCCATTGTATCCGCTCCAGCGGCACAACCACTAACCACTTCTGTAATTTCAAACTTTGACTCTTTGATCGCTTCACAGAGCAATTCATAATCAAGGCAATTCCGCGAGCCTGCGATAATCACTTTCATCAATCAAGCCTTTTTCAAAAGCTTCCTTTGCCGTAATTACTCCTTTGTAATGGGGCAAATGAGAAACAAACGCACAATCCTTCGGCACGCCAAAATTCTCAATTGCTTCCTTTATCGGTAAACAGCCAACTCCAGCGCGGAATCGGTTTGGATACACTGTGCAAAGGTTTGTATCGCGATTAAGATAGAGGCATGATTTGTTTGTGAATACTCGAACGCCATTTACTGTCGTTTTGAAGTAACAGCAACGTCCGCATTTTTTGCACTCTGTTTTTGAACCCCTCTTACGTTTTCGTTTCTTAGTTTTCATCGCCGGTCATCGGGCAATCCGTTTTCCTTTATCCATTCCAACACATGATCATCCGTCCAAAGGTGCGGAAATTGAGGACGACAAGAATGCCGCAACACTTCCACCATTCCAGCTTTGATCGCCTGATTGAAACGCCAATGAAGCAAATCACACAAATGATGTCCTTGCGGTTCGGAGCAAGGGATTCCAAGATGCCAGCCACAACTCCCCACTCCACTTTCTGTAATTGAGTAACCTGCTCTCCTGATTGTCTTGCTCACCTCAACAGGCAAAGACCCATAACGTGAAATCAGTTCGTCCATTTCTTCAAACGTCTCAACCTTCTCAATTATTTCTTCGGTCTCGGTGACGCAACTTTCACAAGACTTAACATTTCCACAAACATCGATAACGCAAGAAATCATCCGGTAAGAAAAATAAGGATGAGCAAAGAGACGTTTACAGAAACGGTCGATTTCGCGGTCGAGCAACATCAACTTCATTTTTTGCTTCCGCGTTGGTTCTTTGGTTGCCTCTTCTGGGTTTGGAAACAGTCCTACATTTTTGCGCAAAGAAATAGAATTCATGCGCAATCGTACCATCTCGTGTTCCGCAGTCCTTTGCGTATCGGGAAACTTCATGGACTTTTTCTGTTTCTTTTTACGTTTGTATGAAATAAGTCACCTGTCCTATTATATGGTCAAGTATCAAACTTTTTTCTTGTTCTCTTGTATCCCTTTGTCAACGCTCGGATTATGTTTCTGCGTACTCATCAAATGTTCGAGTTCATATGGGCATTGCTCTGGAACTTCAGTGTGCTGGATGACCAACCCTACTGTTTTTTCCTCTGGCTTTATTGGACAATAAGAATTTTCACACTTGGTACAAATCTTCCGATCAGCCTTCAATGATCCTTCTTTTTCAAACGACACAACAAGTTTGTCTCCAAACACGGCTAACCATTTATCCATCTCAGCAATAGGAATGTTACATTGGTTTTCCCAACGACTGATTGTGCTACTCGATATTCCGAACATCTTTGCAATCTGTACCTGTGTCATTCCTTTTTCTTTTCTTAATCGCTTGAGATGATTTCCTACCTTGCGCAGAAATTCTTTTGCGACGTTTTCATTTTTTACTATTGACAAGTTTTTCAATGTGTTCCCTTGCGTCAATGGAAATAATGTTGTCTTGATAAATTGCAGCAGCGCCACCGCCAAATTCACTAATGCGCGGTTTGCTACAAGTATAGGCCCACGAAACAACAAAAGGTTCTTTGATATCAAACTCTTTCAACAACAATTGCGCAGTGTAAAACACTGCTTCTAAGTCGCCACTTTCTTCTGAATAAAACCAGACGCCTTTTTCATCTGTTTCGGCTTGAACATAAAATCCATCAGGCAATGCTTCTTTGTCTTCATCGCTTGGATAAGCT